TTGTATAANNNGTCATTTATCTTTATTNTATTNTTNTNTATTNNCTTNATAATANTCNNTNNTTTTNTTTGAAGTACATTCTTTGCATGCAGCACGTATATTTCCTTTACATTTTGCAACAAAATATTTGTCTAATGATTTTTCTTCATTACACGCACTGCATACTTTGGTTTTAGTGTTATCAATAACAATTTCTTTTACGTTTTTTTTAATTTTATTATAATATTCTTGATTTTTTTGTTTTTCTTCTTTTTGTTTTGTTTCTGAAAACTTTGCTTTTCTTAATTTTTCATAATCATTTTTACATTCTTTACACCATTTCTTACCCTTTGGAATAGTTTTAATTTGAAAACATTTTGTGCATTCATCTTCACGTTCGTTTGGAATACGTTTTTTTCGTTGTAATACTTTTTCTGCATTATAACAAGTACGACAAATGGTTCGTTTTGGCATTTTTTCTTTCACTTCTTTACAATTAGAACATTCCATATTATTTATATAAAATAATATGAGATTATCTCTAAATCCATTTGATGATAAAAGGTATTTCACCGTCCTCCTCGTAACCTGAGAACGAGATGAAGTGTGCTTTCCTTTTGGATATTATAATCGGCCAAACTACGACCATCTTCCAGCTGTTTTCCTCCAAAAATCAAACGTTGCTGGTCGGGTGGAATGCCCTCCTTATCTTGGATTTTTTGTTTGACGTTGTCAATGCTATCACTTGGTTCCACTTCCAACGTGATAGTTTTCCCCGTGAGTGTTTTCACAAATATTTGCATTTATACTCTATAAAAAGAAAATAAATCTGGGCGTGGTGTTTGGTTCATTTGGCATAACTCATCATAAAATGAGTCATAATCCGTATCGGGTGTTTCTTCGTACCAATGCTCTATCACGCATATAATCTGTGTAAAACCATATCTAAAGATAGGTAAAACATGTTCCTAGGACTTTTTTCATGTCTGCATTCTATCAAAAAGAACAAAGATAACGACCAGAAAATCACTAAGGTCAAAAATATGAATAATGTATAAAAATATATAAACACAAGGTTGTTTTTCCTAGTAATAAGAAAAACATGTCATTAAAACAGAAAACACAAAATGGATTGTTATTAGAGAATTTGATGACTTTTTATAATGACTCAACCCATTTGAAATATATGATGACGGTCATTAACGGAGAAACCCATATTTCTCTCCGCATAGTGGATTGGTTTGTAACGAATTATGCGAAAAAGTATTATACCATATACGACCTCCCTCAATCACCCGGTTCCGACAAAACAACACGGTTTAAGGTATATAACGATTACAAATTAAAACTAAAAGCGTATTCCAAGCGACGATTTGACCCTTTTTGTCGCTGGGACAGAATTCGTATTCCCTACGACAATGACAATTACATGGAGACCACTCTCGGACAATTGAATTTTTTTAAATGGGCTATTGAACACCAAATTGTGGATTATATCAAGGAAAATTACGCGGAAATAGAGAAGGACATGAATGAACGTAATAGTATTTCCAAGAAAAAACAGAGTTTAGATAATCACGAAATCGCCGATATTACGCTACAAAATGACAAGGGAAAAACACGTAAAAGACGCGAAGAATTGTCTATTTCGGCATGTAAATGTATCAAAAAGGAGAATGTAAAGATTATTGTTTCTTTCAATGACTAGAAAATTCCATATAGATATAGTATAATATCTATATGGAAAAATACCCCTTGTTTTTTCAATCATTCTTGGTGATTATCTTATTGTTGAAAGTGGTATTTTTAATCTGTGTGGGATTGAGATTTTACGCCAAAAAAAAAGAAGATACTGAACAGATTCAATTCATGGATGAATTAACGGAACAATTACATAAATCTTATTCCGTTATGATGAGTATATTGCTCATACTATTATTTAGCAATCTTATTAATTCAGGTGAGGTTTGTATTGACGGACATCTAAAGACCTATCTCTCAACCTTTGGTATTTTATCCTTTTTTGATTTTTTGAATCGATAAGTCCTCCCATAATAATAATAATTGTAATATGTTTAATGCATATATATAGTAAATATGTTCAACCTAATAAATAATTTCATAATTAAATTGTTTGTAGGAGATTCAAGTGATTACCTATTTGAACCACACATTGACTTTGAACTTGAAGATACAGAACCACTTTCAACTGACGTCGGGTTAGACATTGATAATTGTTATGAGGATTATTTTGAAAAATGTAAGTTTGAAAATAAATTTATCAAAATAGAAACAGAAAAAGAAGAGGTAAAATCGAAAGAAGAGGTAAAACCACAAGAAGAGGTAAAACCACAAGAAGAGGTAAAACCACAAGAAGAGGTAAAACCACAAGAAGAGGTAAAACCACAAGAAGAGGTAAAACCGGAGGACAAAAATTTAGGTGTTATACCTGATGTGGCATGGTTTTGATAAAATATATTTTCTGTAATAATTTATATTTTATGCTATAGTATAATGATTTTTAATGACTTAATTCAAATTATACTGTACGATTTGTTCCAAATGAAACAATCCGGTATAAATACTGAATCCAACGAAAAAGAAGAAGAGGAAAAAGAGAAAGAAGATGAAGAGGAAAAAGAGAAAGAAGATGAAGAGGAAAAAGAGAAAGAAGAGAAAGAAGAGAAAGAAGAGGAAAAAGAGAAAGAAGAGAAAGAAGAGGAAAAAAAGGTCACCCGTAATATGTCATGGCAAGATATGTTCCTGACATTTTTTTAACTAGTATAATTCTAATTTGTCCAAATTTCATCAACAAGTCCATACTGCAAACACTTATCTTTTTCCCACCATAAATCATGTTTCAATACATCCGCCAACTCCTTTTTAGGAATTTTTGCATTTTCCTTATATATATTTTTAATGCGTTCCATTAACGATTGTAAATTTTTAAATTCATCTTCTAGAGCAGACATTTTCCCCCAGTATCCAGATGAAAGTTGATGGATCAACATATGTGCATTTGGACGAATATAACGTTTTTTTCCAACAACGCTCATTAATGTTCCGGCAGATGCAGTTGCACCTTCAATAATTGTATGAATCGGTATTTTACAATTTTGAATAACGTCAATTGCAGTCATGGCATCAAACACTGAACCACCAAAAGAATTAATATGCAAATATATCGGAACTTCTTCGATATTGAAACGATGTTTCATCAAAATACAGGATTCTTCGGCTGTACGAATGTGATTCAATAGTTGAAATATGGAACCACGATTTACTTCGGAATGAAAGAAAATATGATTGTTTTCACGGGTGATTTTTTGATTGTCCTTGTCTTCGCCATTCATAAAATCATTACCTTCCTCTTCTTCCGCGTCGGAATCCTCATTTTTGGTAGAAGACTTCTTCTTCTTTGGACCGTTACGATACATATACATAAATTTACTCATGATGTATATGTATATCATATGAATCGTTTAAGTATTTTTGAAAAAAAAAGTTTATGACAAATGAAAATGGTATAAGTATTACAGCATATACATTACAACTTATCAAATAAAATGAAAATGCTTAGTCATAAAATATTTTACATTCGGGATCTAAATCGAGAAATAGGGTCTTATCTAAATATGGAAGAGAAATCAAATGTCAATAAAATATTCGATACAAACTGCTTTATCACTTATAATTACACAGGTAATGATTATATGACCAAAACAATGGATAATATTTCGTCCATTTGTAATTTCGAAGATGAAGATGAAGAAGTATTTTATCAAAAAGATAGCAATTTGTGTGAATATCTAGGATGGTTATCCTCAAGTTTTACACACGAACTAGATGTGTATTATGATAACTATTACGGATATGATTGGAAGGATTATGCAAATGACCACGAATATAACAACATCTCATATACAAAAATGCGCGAATTGGGTGAATTATGTTTGAATACATATATGACAATTTATGCAAGAAAATTGGTTGAATGCATCGAAAATAAAAAATTATCAACCAAATATCTAAAATATGATATTTTTGCTTTGGACGAAGAATTACCTATAGATATTCACAAGATGGTAATTGAGTATTACAAACAAATATTTGTTGAGGATGTTGATATAGATATATTTTGCGAACGATGCGGTTCATTTGGGCATCATGACGTTTCAAATGAATGTATTTTTTTCAACCCTGAGCATGAAAAAAACGCATATATGAAGAAGTAAAAACGATAAAAAACAAACTAGTAAGTGATGTGGTAAAAAAGGAGGAAGAAGAAATAAAACAACAATTGAAACGCGAAAAGGTATTATGTATTTCATGTAAAACGAATAATAGAGGCGGAAACTGTCTGAATAATAAATGTCGCACTTGTTGTAAATGCAATGCACATCGTAAAAGAGGTAAAAAATCGAAATAATAATACATTTATCAAATAACAAAATTATTTGGGTACTGGGAAAGGACGTTGGTCTTGTAATGGTTCCAATGGTTTTGGCATGATTAATGGAACTTGACGATCTACAATGGATACCGACTCAAGTACATTCAAATCTGCTTGAAAACTGTGCTGAGGATGGATGAAATTATTGGAACCAATACCAAATAAAAAGGATTCAATGTTTGTCGAATTTTGAGACAATGTGCTATCGGGCATATGTCCTTGTATCAATCCGTTACCCGCCAAATAGCTTGGATCGGCGAACATTTTATCCTTGTTTGTGGTATAGTGTTCTATGTTTTTATTTTCACTAACTTGCGCATTATAATTACCAAGTGTATTGTTATTACGGGTTGAAGCCATTATTATAGTATATCAATATAAATTTTTAACGCCCTTCGGGCGTCATTGCAAATTCCATAGCGGTATCTGACCTATGGACACTCAAATTACCAAGGGTCTAAAGTGCATTGTTCATTTTTGTATAATACGGATGTGTTTCGGAAAATGTTTCGGGTTCAGTCATAAAACAATGAATGCATTTATGAAATAAATGTAAATAATCATAGGAGCACAATACAGAGAGTCCAATAGTTTTGTCTAAAGACAACATATGCCCTGCTGCCTTTTCGTATAATTTCATAAACAGTGGGTGTTTGCTAGTATTATCATAGACATAATCCAATGCTTTTTTTGCGCTGTCTTCGTCATAATTATTTTCATCACGGGTGATATCGTCAATCTCATCATCATCACTATTTTCCTTTGGAATCATACAAAATACATTGCGAATACAATGTCGGTATTCAAAATCAGTATTGTAGGACACATCAAACATATATAAATACGGTGACATTACAGAATAATAATGGAATTGTTTATGTTATTTTTTTCATGTAAGAGATATTTACTTATGGAATTACATAGAGGTTGCTTGTGTATATTTACATTGTTCCAAACGTTGAATCATTTCATGGGTCAGATTGTCCAAGGTAAAGAGTATTTTATTTGTTCGGGCAAAATTCCATGGAAAAAAATCTACAATAAATCCATCGTTTCGTAATTTATGTAGGTAATTTTCGATATGGACATGACTTTTGTCTGCATTTTTACATACATAGATTCAGAAATTTGACTTGGAATAGCAAAGGTAAATACTGACATTGAATATACACTAAAAATCATAATTTTTTGTAAAATTATACAAAAAAATATGGATGAACTTAGATTACTTAGAAATTCGCATTTTTTGTTTGATAATGGTCAACATTCGTTTCACGGGTAGATGCACCTCCGCGGGGTGCCTGCAATGCAGATTCATGAATAGGTTTCTTTTCAATTTCATTGGAAAATTGTTGGCTTTCAGGATGAAGCTCATATTTTGTAAATGTATCTAAAGATGGAGTAGCGCTCTTTTTATCCTTCAATGAGTCTCCTTGTAACATTTGCGATTCTAACATGGGGTCAACAGAACCACGACCGATGTAGGGAACAGTGGCAAATTGACGTTGCATAAGACTGAGACGACTTAAATTGCGTCCTTGGTCGTTCTCAATGATAAGAGAATTTTCATCTTGGATTCGGTATCCGCCAACACCACTTCCCTTAGAACCAACTGGAATCATACCGGGGTGTTGAGTTGCAAATTGAATTTGGTCTTGTTCTCCAGAATATGCATTTGCAAATGGATTACCGGTCATATACCCTAAAGAATTATTACTTTGAATATCATCCTGGGTTTTGGTAGGTTCATCATTACCAATACGGTCGGAACCGAAAAATGTGTAAGTCATTGTTTTAACCATTTCTTATAATATGTGTATATATATTTACTTATATTATGAAGGACATCAATAGATAGAAAAACCTGCGAATATTTCTCTAATTGCTACCATTAATCCATCGTGGATTATTTCGTCCTAAGGCGAGCATATTTCCTTCTTTTGCAGAAGGCATATCACCATAGCAAAATTGTGCGAATGCGCCTTGGTCATTGGGAATAGTGGTGTTCGCAGTCGAATAAAAAGGTTGCAACGATTGTTCAAAATTAATTTCATCGCCTAAATCACCAAAGAGCTTATCGGCTATATCAGGTTGTCCTGGGTTTTGTTCTTCCACCATTTTCTTTGCGTTTTCTAAAATAGTATGATTTCCCTGTTGTGTAAAAGACGGTGGTGCTGGTTTTTTATGAACATCATATAAATAATCAGGAATTAAAACATTCGAAAGAGGATTTTCAGGTGTAGGTTCGGTAAAGGTATTACTAAACTGTTCGGGTGACATGGAAAAATCCTGCTCACCGCTCATAATCGGTTGTTGTGGCCCAAGAGCAGGTAATGAGGGGTCAGGAGTCATTCGTCCTGCTCCTAAACCTTCTTGACTACTCTCTTTTTGATAAGCAAAATGTAATAAAAAAATGGCTAAAATACTCATAGAACCAATAGCCAGCAAACGAGTACTTTGTGTATATAAAAAGGAAATAGTGGTCATCACAATCACCAAACGGGTAATTGCGTTTAATTTTTGAGTGAATGTCATACCTTCAACGGGAAAAAATTCAAATACATATTTCTGATTCAATAACACATTTGGGTTCTTAGCCCAAAAGGGGGTTGTTTTTCTTCGTTGTTTTGTTTTTAATCGACTTAAATCGGGTTTTTTGACAGTGTCAGTACATTGTGGTTCTTCATTTGTATTTTCCTTTACACATGGTGATTGATTGTCCATGATGGAATTATGTGATGACTCTAAACTATATGGATTCTCACTTGTATTTGTTGTTTGATGTACCATTATATATATTCTTTCTTATAAAAATGTCGCATAAACACCGTTTATTGGAAACGATGTGTATCTATTTTTTTTTGCGTTTTACACATGTTTCATCTATCTGAAATGTATCACACTTTTTATTTTGAGGAATAATTTGTAAAATGCATTTGGATTTTGCACCAACCAACGGTTCTGTGCAACCATCCTCAACTTGCCCCGACGATTCACTATCGGATAAGGTTGAACAACGCGCACGAAAATGTTCATAACGTTCTCTCACGTCTTGATATGATATTCCAGAGCTTTTTCCTAACATTTTATTAACAAGTTCATGCAATTTATATACATACTTTGAAAAAGTAGCACGATTTTTCATATGTTTCCATGTTAAAGGCAATTTTTTAAGATTTTTTTTGAAATTAATTCTACATTTACCACAAGGTAAAATATTCTCTAAACTTAGTATGAAATCACGATATTGACATTTTTCGATGCAACTTGGATGAATTGGATAATTGAAACTAATTGTATGAATAAAATGCCATGCACCTGGCCCCCATACACTGGTCATCATACCATCATTTGAATTATATTGTTTTCGTGTATAAACACGTTTTTGTTTCGTGCCCTTTTTCATTGTTTGTTTATTTCTTTTTTTTTTGGTTTGTGTCCGGTTTATATCCATACGCAAGTTAGTTGTATTATTTAGATAAAATATATTGTCAAAAAATTTATGTGTATTTTCTGAAAAATAAAAATATCAGGATTGCTTATAATGGCATCTATCATCGATATCTTGTATGAAAAATACATTCAACCCAACCAAACATTTATGTTAGTCATTCTCATGTTTATTATTTTTGCAATTGCGGGTTATTATGCATATAAATGGTATGCTCAACCCATCATTGAAAACCAGACAACACAAGATATGGCAAATTACAATGAACGCAAAAGTGAAACCACTGTATTACTATTTACAGCGGATTGGTGTCCTCACTGCAAACGCGCAAAACCAGAATGGGATAAATTTGAATCATCTCATAATGGAAAAGAAATCGGTAATTATATTGTCAAGACACAAATGGTGGATTGTACTGATGGCGATTCTCCATTGATCCAACAACATGGTATTGATGGTTATCCTACAGTAATTATGATAAAGGATAACAATCAGCGTGTTAATTATGATGCAAAAATCAACGAATCTTCTTTAGCTGGATTTGTGCAGTCCGTTTTAGCATAATAATATATAATGTAAAACGAATATGTTTATTTGTATTTATTTTTTTGTTCTAATAAAATATCATGAATCTAAAAATAATGGGGAAATTGGTTGGAAAGACACATTTGAACTTTCATGTTTTGAATAAGAATGTTGAGATTGGTCATGCTCAATATATATTAAAATCAAACAGTGCAATCCTGACAAATATGGAAATTAAAAAATCCGAAAGACGTAAGGGATATGGTAGCACACTATTAAAACATGCTGAAAAACGTATATTCAAACATATTCCTTTAGAAACTATTTATGTTAATGCATGGCAACCTTTTGGTTCATGGGATGTGATTGATTTTTATAAAAAAAATGATTTTGTCATCGACAAAACCCAGTTTATTATTTGTCAAAATCAAACTTATGACGATACCAGTGTAATATATGATCTATATCCTATGAAAAAAGATATAAAACCATCTCAAAGATTGGATATAATGTTAGTGTGATTTTGAATCGCTCCAAATATCTATTTGTGATAAGGCAATTTCATGCCCTTTTTTTACCCATTCTTTGCGATAAGATTCTGATTGAGCAAATTCAAAAATATCATTGATACTCATTGCAGAGGTTTCGACGACAATTTCATATGGAATACCCGATTTAGGGAATGAGTCAATTTTACTAATGGTATTTGATAATAAAATACCAACAAATTCCAATATATTCATATTGGAATCTAAATTTTTCGTGAGTTTCACTGTTTTGCATATACCTAGAATTTCATCCGGTGGATTTTTGGATAAGCAAATATCTAAAGGGTAATTTAAGAGTGTGCCTCCATCAATATAAAAGTTTTTTTCATATTCATATGGTTTGAAAAAAATAGGAATGCAACATGACGAATAGGCACATTCTATAAGAGTCCATTGTGGATGTGTTTTATATGACATATCAACTGTTTCAAATGTATTCACATTTGTGCTGTATATATGTAAATCGACATGGGTTTTGTCATAAAACTCTTGCATTGTAGTTTCTTCTGAGTAATCCATCCCTTTTAATAATGGTATTAACATTTGTTTGAATGTATGAATATCATACAATCCGGTTGTTTGAAATGTATTGATAATCGAATTCATATCGTATTTAAATAATTGATGCCATGGACGTGTAATGATGTAATTATCTAATTCATCCTCATTATACTGCAATAAAAGCATTATACAAAGAATTGTGCCAATGGAAGTTGCATAACACGATTGAATATTTTTAATATTCCAAATCCCTTGTTTATGAGTTTCTTGTAGAGCACCATATGCCTGAAACCCATAAGTCCCTCCACCGGCAATGACCAAATGTTTGATAATTGATTTCTTATCATCCGTTTCCTCATTATTTTCCGTTTCCTCATTATTTTCCGTTTCCTCATTATTTTCCGTTTCCTCATTATTTTCCGTTTCCTCAATTAGTTTCGTTTCATTCATTTTTCTAACATACATAAACAATTTGTGTTTATATATATTTCTTTTTTTCAATGTATATAGCAAATATACATGTCTTGTTTTTTATATACCGACGATGACGATACTTTACAGAACATAAATATTGATGAATTGTACGATAAACAACAACAGCGGGATTTACGTCAAGTGTCTATTTTTAATAAAATTCTGAATCGAATTCACCACAGAATCAAAGTGACGTCGCGAACGAAAAAAACAGAAAAACATATATGGTTTGTGGTTCCTGAATATATTTTTGGCGAACCGGTCTATAACAAAGCAGAATGTATTGCGTATATAGTTGCGAAATTAGAGAGTAATAAATTTCACACACGTTATATACATCCCAATACATTGTTTGTCTCTTGGGCGAATTGGGTACCGTCTTATGTTCGAAGTGAAGTCAAGAAAAAAACGGGCATTGTTGTGAATGAATTAGGACAAGTCATTGAAACCACAGATGAAAAGGAAATCATATCAAAAGATGACCATAATTCCAAGATACTCAATACAGGTTCAACAATAGAAGAAAAACCAAAAAAGCAATATACTGATGTAAATGACTATAAACCCACGGGTAATTTTGTATATCGTCCAGAATTTTTCGATAAAATAGAGAAAAAAATAGCGTAAAACAATATTCTTTCATTGACCAATCTTGGAAATCAAGATTTAGAAAGAGAATGATCCATATAAAATCGATAGTTAGGTCTTTGTTCAAAGGTTAATAAATACATTTGTGTGAGGATGATTCCAAGATTATGTTCGCTTAAAATAACATTCATGTCTTGTTTTAGCGTCATTCGTTCCTGATTTTTATAATACTTCAAATGATTTGATGGAAAATCATCTTTTTGTTCATTTGAATCGGGAATGTTTTCCCAAGGTACGGTTTTCATCTTGGAGTAAAGGTAAATATAAGCACATGATATTAAATCATCTCTTCGTGCTGGACTGCATCCTTGATGAATATGAATACTCACATATTTAGGCGTTCCGATAATTGTATCATCATGCTTGGTATTCTGAATATGTTTATGGTTTTCATCTATATATATCTTGGAAAGTCCGAAATCGATTAAGTATAACTCATCACCACGAATCATAAAGTTTGCAGGTTTCACATCACAATGGATGACATATTTATCGTGTATATGTTCCATGATTTCTATCATTTTTATGAAATAATCTTCACTACTCTTTGAATTTTGCTGTATAGAATCGGTTTGTATATATTCTTCAAAGGAACAATCATAATAACTCATCGCCATACATAGATGAGTTTCGTATTGACCAAACCAAAAAATGGATGGTATATTTTGACATCCGTTTTCGTATAAGTAATGAAGCATTTTAACCTCATGTTTTATCATTTTATAGGGACTATCATTGTATTCTACCTTCAAAGCCACATATTCATCACAGTGCCGTTTCTTTCCAAGAAAAACAGCACCAAACTGCCCCTCTCCAAGTTTGGATACTATTTCAAATTTATTACTCATAAATATTTACTGAATATACTATATATTTCTTTATTTCATTATGATGTTGAAACACCTATTATATAGTATTGTTGTTTTGATTTTAGGCATATTTATAATTCAACACATTCAAATCAATGGTTCTTTTTTTTCGATTATTGAAGGAGCGCGAACCTACCCTATGCCAAGACGCCACCCTCTTACATATACATACGGTACTGTGAATAATGAATCGTCTAGCAATATAGTTTCAATGAATACCATTATCGACCAGAATATAGACACTTTTTTTGATCAAAAAAAGGTTCCATATATGAATACGATTGACTTGGTTGTCAATTTCATAGTGGGCGAAAATCCATATCAATACGGTACAATATCCGAGGATCTTAAAAGCAAATTAACGGACATTGGGTATTATTTTTTAGAAATCGTGATTCCGATGTTGCCCACGCAAACAAACACGAAACCGACAATTCATTTTCCTCCATTAAAATGGTCTGGATTACCGCCGTTTAATGTAGAAATTGCCAATGTTCCAAGTTATTTGATATACAAAGGCTCTTCTGAAAACAATTTTAACAATATTTACAACAATGCAAATTTGAATACCTATTTCCAAAGCAATCCAGATTCATCTGATACAACAGAACAAACATCTATCGCGTCATCATCTGATAAATGTGGTTCTGGTGAGGATAGTAATAATTGCGGAATTCAATGCCCAGAAACGTGCTTTCTTACTGCATTAGGTAGTGTTGCACCTGCATCTGCCCCGGCATCTGTATCTGCCCCTGCCACCTCCCTTCTCAATGAAAATGATAAAAGCACTTATCGTCAGGGTATATTCAATGGTTTTTCAATTAATGGTGCTAATAAATATACCAATAAAAATATCGCGACTATTGGAACAAGTACCTATACGGGTTATGATATTACACAAATAAAATTAGAACAAGATACCTTGAATAATACCATTTTGACTGATAAAATAGAACAAATTATTTATACCTATTTTACAAAAGAGGGTAGTAAAACAGGAGAACCCACTGCACAATTCATGGAATTGTTCAAATATTATTACCAACAATTTAGTCCAATGGATATGTATCACCAAGAAAAATTACGTAATTTAGTATATTACGTATTACAAACAATTATTCCAGGGATTCCAACACCAGCTGTACCTCATTTGTATATTCAATGGCAACCTTTTGGTAAATACACAATCAATCCATGAATTCATTTCTGATTTGTTATCATTTTTTTCGGCGGATTGTATATACTTATTGGCATATATATATATATGATTAACAATCGAAGGGATAATAATACAAGATTAATCGAATATTATTATCAATATTCACGTGACGTTTTAACGGTTACAACTGATTTAATAGCTTCATTAAACCGTAATGAAACACATTTGTATAATTTAATCTCTCGCGAGTTACGCCGTGATAATGATGAGAATATAATAACTCCCAGAGAAGATGTACCATCACTTTACGGAAATATTCATCCGAATCTGAATCTGAATCCGAATCTGAATCCGAATCCGAATCCGAATCCGAATCCGAATCCGAATGTGAATCTTTTATCTCCTAATCTTAATGCAAATCTTTTATCTCCTAATATTCGTATTAATCGAAATCGAAATATTCAGAATAATAACAATCGACCAACTATTGATGAAAACGACTTGTTTGCACCATTCAATACAAATTTAATTGCGTCATTGATGTCCGATATAGAAAATGAAAATACATCTGAATCCGATAATGAACACCAAATAAATAACAACGGTATAGAAAACTTATTAAACAGTTTGGAACCTGTGACAATTCGACCTACCGAAGAGCAAATACAAAATGCGTGTGAAGACATTCCTTTTGGTTCGATTCATAATCCAACCAATATATCATGTCCAATCAATTTAACCTCATTTACAGGCGAATCAATGGTAACGCAAATCATTTTTTGCGGTCATTGTTACGTTCCATCAGCACTGAGAACATGGTTTAATTCAAATGTAAGATGTCCGTTATGTCGTTATGATATTCGAATATACAATCCATTAACAGTTATCAATAATCCATATCGCAGACAAAACAATTATCAATCGAGCGAAAATATTTCCCAGATAAATACAATCCATCCACAAAACACTGAATTGTTAGTAGAAACCGATAATTCTGACTCTGAATGATGTTATCTCTGTCTAATATATATTATATCAAATGAATCATTTTAATATATTAAAAAAGAAACCTTCAAATATATATTATTTTTTCGTCGGTTTATTATATGTGTTATACGCAGTTACCTTTTTAGGAATTTATTATGTTGAACCCAAATATACGGAATATTTAAGTATTTTTATTCGTTTTTTTGTAGCGGTTATTTTAATCATTCGTTTTAACCCTTTATATAAAGTAACTTGCAGTGAAAGTGACCGTATTTTAATATCAGCTGCAGCATTCTTTCTGTTGGTAAATATGGGGATTACCGAAATATTATTTCGATACATTGAAATTGCGCAAAAAAAAATATTGTAAAGGATTTATAGCGGTATTTACACTTTGTTCTTCCAATAGAAGAAAATTGATTTTTTCTATATTCAATTACATATAGAAAAAATGGAATCTATTATACAACTTATCAACAATGAGCGACAAAATAGTGACCTTGAAAATACCCTTGATGTCCAAGATATGTTATTGCAAACACATGGAACTAGCTATTTACAAAATAAGACATTGCAAATGGTCTGTACAGAATTAATGAACATAATCAATCAAACCTTTCCTCAATTAATACAATCGAATATTTCGATAATATCAAAATTAGCAGAATATCGTTATATAGAAAATATTTGTGATTTACATAAAGGAAAACATATCAGATGGATTCGTTTAAACATGGATGACTGTCCAAAATTAACAAATGGAGGCATTGTAACGGACATTAAATTTAATGACAATGGAATTCATGTGCAATGTAAATCAAATAATCATCGTTTTATTCAATATAAATTTGATGATTGTTTGACCTTCCAAAAGTTAAGTGACGATGAACTAATGATACTTAATTTTGTTGGAATGTGTAGTTAGTACTCTTACATTTTCGCGTTTTATTTATTATGAGTCCCCGTTTTTTTATCGTTTTTCGTTTTTTTTTCTGAGAATAAAACAAATACTCACGAATATAATACATTATTTTTTTCGAAATATCAATATTATAACATTTTTCAATGCGCACTGTATTATCCGTCGCTAATTTATCATATCGACCAAACATTTGACTAAATTTATACATTTTTTCACGTAAATCGTCATATGATAAACCACATTTCGTCATAAATAGATTACCAATTCCGGAGTTAATAAACCTTACTATAATTTCCATGATAGAAAGATTATGAAAATAAGGAGGTGGTTGAATATAATAAACGTTTTTATTAATCATTTGATTGAATACTACATTATCAATAAAACACAATGAGCTATTATTTGGTATCATTACGCATTTTACAAATTCATTATATTGTTTCGATGAAGATGATCGTCCGGGTTCAATAATCTGGTCATTTATTTTAAATGCTAAGACTATATTATTAATTAATCCGACAACTTCTGCCCGATGTTCTAAACAGGTAATTATATATCGAGTCCAAGATTGTGGTATGCATTGATTATTTGTATAAATATATACGCCATCACATATACCCTCTTTTTTCTTTACAAAAATATAATTTAAAATATGTTCAATGCCTGGTCGGATAAATTCTGGATACAATTCAAATAATTCAAACAACATATTGAGAGATTCTTCAAATGCAATGTTCGGGATTTCATCTTGAACCGCATTTATAATTTTACATAATAAATACAAATCACCAAACGACCCAATTGTCTCATCTAGATCAAATACAAAATTTTTGTGTATATGTATCTGTGTTTCTTTCTGTAATCCATCACCAATATACACATTGATGTCTTCCATTCGCTTAAATATAGATAGAAATCTTTAATTACAAACAAACTAAATAAAGATATAATTGCTATGAAATATATAAATGGAACGTGTATTGCAATTACAAAAAATTCAAGACACAGCACGGGAATTGTTTGCAAAAAAAAATGCTGATTACGGAGACGCATTCGCAAAATTCGGTGTAATTGGTGTATTGATGCGTATTGAAGACAAAATTCAGCGAACTCTTTCCATATCAAATACAAAGGTACAACTTATCAACGATGAGACATTACAGGATACATTGCTTGATTTACATAATTACGCAGCCATGGCACTCATGTTATTAGAAGATGAACAACTATTATAAGCCAATTGTAGGTAAGGAAGCAACATGTTTTATCATTTCATTCACACTTTTACGTTTTTTTTGCAATATACTTTGTACCTGCTTAACATTGTTAAATTTCCCCTCCTTCATATCATTCCATATAAGACGTTCATTACATTCATACCATCCAATATCCTGAATATAGGAAGTGTATTTTTTGAATAATTTATGATTACGATTTTGTCGTTTATTATTTTTAGAATACAAATAGGAAGCATATTTCATACTGTCCAGTTGATAATATAAATGTTGTTTCATATTCACGTTGCATATAAAAGAAACATTGCAACTATCTTCAAAAATGGGACGAAGCGCCAAAGTAAGCAAAGTTCTGCGATAAGGTATATATTTATTTTTCTCTTTCAAACATCGAATACATTCTTTTAATGCTAACATATTCAAATTGATATTATTTGCCTGTTTTTGGACTTCGGTATCTTTGTTTATACTTGTATTGGTTTCTTGACCAGCCATATCCACAATGACATATTTCTTTTTATTGTAATAAATAGTAATAATTGCATGAGAGCGTGATGAACAAAAATTCAGTTCGGTTTGCGCTGTAGTACGATTATGCTGAATCATTTGCATAATATCATCTATATCTTCATTTTTTTTCTTCATTGCATTTTTTATAATGAGTTCGCTGGTTTTATAATAAGGTAATTTATTGTTTTCGTTTAATAAATCATAAATATTATCATTGTAAATCTGTATAGCACTCATGGAGACCGCGCATTTTTCATCTACCTTTAAATGATTATATAAATTTCGAATTAAATGGGTTGTGGTATATGTTTTACCTGAACCCGTATAACCGAACGCAACCCAATAATTGATAAAATGTTTCTTGGTTTCGGGAAGTAAATCGTCAAATATCTCATTATCGGTCTCATCATTATTCCATATTTTATTCACTTCAAAATTATGTTGGGTTCGTTTATGGGTAACATGTAAATTACACGAAAATTCATCATTAAATATTCTATCAAATTTTCCATCTCGTATTCTACAAAATACTTGAATGGGCATTTTTAATATATTATAACATATAAAAAATCACACAAAAATTATAATCCCGTCGAGCCAAATCCTCCATCCTTTTGCGAAGTATCTTCAACAATTTAGGTATTTATGTATATTAGATGCTTACGGAGAAAACACTGATTTGGTCAAAAGGATATTTCAATGATGAATATTCTAATAAAAAAACAGAGAGTATTTGTTCAAAAAAAGAAATCATTCATAGGATTCAAAACACCGAGAATGTAATTTTTATAAGAACCGGTAGCATGACGAAAAATTTAGATTTAGACCTATTTGCAAATAATTTAGATAAACTCACAAAACCGTGCATTTTAATCACTTCAGATGGTGATAGACCTACACCATCATCTTATCATAAAAATACATGTAATAAAATATTAGATAATTCAAATATTATAAAATGGCATACCCAAAATTACGATAAAAGTATTATACACGACAAATTAGATTATTATCCTATTGGATTTGATTTACATACTCAAAAATGGTTAATCAATAATAGTATTCAATCAAAAATAGATTTTATGGTCAGCTGTCGTATAAAATCTCCGACCGAAAAACGTATTTCAAATAAAATATTCAGTGATAGTCATAATAGTATTACCCATCCATCACGTCGCGAAATATATAATATAATCAAAAATATGGATTTGTTCGATTTAAGTCGATCACGGAAATCGTTTATTGATATAACAAATGATTATAACAAATATAATTTTGTTATATCTCCACGCGGTAACGGTTTAGATTGTCATAGAACATGGGAATTATTTTTAGCAGGTGTAATTGTGATAATAAAAACGTCATTTTTAGATGACATGTTTATCAAAAATGATTTACCCGTTGTTATCTTACACGAATGGGATGAATTAAACAATATTACAGAAAATACATTAGCTGAATGGTATCAATCGCATATTCATAAAACTGATATAAATCATATTTTTCCAAAATTAATGTATAATTATTGGATTACACTAACTGGAAAGAAAAATGAGACATAAAATCACAAAAATTATAATCCTGTCGAGCCAAATCCTCCATCCTTTCGCGAAGTATCTTCAAAAAAGGTTTTATCCACCATATGTACCACAATTGGACGTAAATCAGGCGAGCATATTTGAAGCAATCGTGTATGTTTTTCTATAATACATGGATTATTCGATAAATTACGGAAAGCACCTATGAGATTTCCACGATAACCACTATCGATAATTCCTGTATGATTTGCTAACATTAAAGTTGTTTTGGAAATACTTGAACGCGGATACATATAATATCCGGTTGATTTCCATTCATTTTCAGATGAATTATAGATCTTCATTTCAGTTTTTACATCCATAGATACCATCATCGAATTGATTGCATATGTTCCATCAAAACGACAACTTTCTGGAAAAAATAAATCAAAACCTGCATTTGGATAATTATCATTTAAACTATGTAAATTATGCTCCCGAATTGCAGACTTATATTTATTCAATAAATCATCGTTTTCAACATGAATATACAAAATAGCATGAGTTTGGGGTCCTTGGGTTTCATCAATATACGACATGATTATTATTATATAGTATATATATTATTTTATACTGTTTTTTTTATTATTTATTGGAAACGCTTTTAGCATGTTTGAATGTTTTCCATGATATGTCTTTACCTTCCTTTGGTGCTTCTTTTTCACCGGAACGTTCTTCATCTAATGCATCTGCTTTACGAACAGCAGAATCCAAATACAATTCCTTCAAATATTTACCCACCATAACCGACCCTTCTTGCTGGTCTAATTGTCCATCCTCAATTAATTTTAGAACGACCAAGAATTTCATTAAAAGAGTGGTATCCAATTCATCTTTCATGAGACGATTAAATAAATCGGTATAATTTACATATAAAAATCGACATTCTTCCTGCATGATATTAAAATATCCTTCTGGATGGGTTAATTTCATTTCTGCATGTTCTATTTTTAATGAATTCATACGTTTTACATCAGTTTGTATATTCTTACTATGTTTTAGACGACGAATATTATCAGTATTGTCTTGATAATCAAGTTCCCCCATAAGCTTTTTTAGATTTAGTTTTTCATCTGGCGTCATTATGTGATAATGAATATAGAATCTGTCTTTTTATGTTCATTGACACTCTTATAATATATCGAAAGAGTGTATAATGCAAGATATTTCACCCAATAGTAATAAATTATCCGAATTAATGGAAAAATATTTTGTTCCTCCAATTACAACACAATATATGAACTGGGGTCAAACTATCATGGTATTATTCTTATTTTTAACAATGTTTTTATCTATTGCTTATTGGTATATATATTCCAATTATAGCGACTATCAAAATCGCATATCTGTAATCACGAATGCATATTTATTTGGAAAAGACCCTCAGAGTGAATTTGAACAATATATCAAAAACGCACAAGCCAGTAATATTTCAACTGCAGTAAATACAATTCAAAGTAATACGGACGATATGATCAATGAAAGTTCCCGTTTAAATCACGGCACAACTCGTTTGGCAGCACAGGTTTCTACTGAACTTCCAAAAAATCAGGCCGAAACTAGTAATTTAGGCATTTCGATTCTTGATAATATAGCAAAATTACGTGCGAGTATATCAAAAATCGGTGGTGCATTTATGCTCAATAATTATATTACTGACGGAGCCATCAGTACTACTCAAGTTCGCACATCACCGGTTCCTAGTTCATACAAAGCACCTTCCACCGCTCCTGCTCCTAGTTCATACAAAGCACCTTCTACCGCTCCTGTTCCTAGTTCATACAAAGCACCTTCTACCGCTCCTGTTCCTAGTTCATACAAAGCACTGTCGCCGTCTCTATCTCCAAAGTAATATCGAATGTGAGTATATAGGTATATCATGCCAAAATTTATTCCATTGTTCTACGAGTCCTATAATAAATCCATATACATCGCGGCTATATTATGCATATTATTATTCATTACTTTTTTGATTATGTCTTATTTAGCATTAAAATATGAAACATATAACAATCAGAATAAATGTGACCCAATGTTTTATTATGGTCAATCATGTCGTAATTTAATAAGTAATCAAATATTATTAAACCCCGATATAGTCGACTCCAAATCAAATTTTTACAAGAAATTAAATAATTATAATCCTACAACTCAACAATTTACGGGCGCAGAACAAACGATTCATGATTCACGCCAAATGCTTGAAAACGTTTCCATGCCAGCATTAGAAAATGCAATGGAAAACAACAAGGAATTTATTCGTATAAATGAAAATGAAATTAATAGTATGAGTTCTTTATTACAAAATATAAGTTTAAAATATTTAGGAAATGTTCAAAACATAATACATCATGCAAGTAATTTACCTACGTCCGTCCAATCACAATTACAAAATATCCCAACGGAAATCGAAAATCTAAAAAAAATGGTAAAAAAAAGTTTAATTGACCCTGCATATGCAAAATATAGTGCTCCTCTAAACAAATTGTATCAATCACTTACAGATGTTCCAAAAAATTAATTCATTTCAAGTAAATGAACTATCTCATACTTTTTCTCAATACACATATATAATTATAATGAAAATGAGAATTTCAAATGGACTTATTTTTGTCATTGTTGTTTTAGCAATCGTCATCATTGCAACAGTTATGTTATCTTCCAAGCGTGTAACCCCTTACAATGCATATTCAAAATATTCAGACAATCGTATCGAAGGTATGACCAGCAAGGATAAAGGACAGGATAGAGTGCGTTATGCCGGTTATCCTTCTGGAGATATGGTGAATGTTGAAAGCCAACACCTAATTGACAGCGATGCTTCATCCGATACTGCTCAGCGTGTTAAAGGGCTTCCTGGAAGTTTGTATGGTTCTGAAAATGAGAAAATAACCACTTTCGCCGACGCCAAAGGTTCATTATCAACTGAATGCCAACGTACATCATCTGGAATGTCTAATTCCACAGGATATTTATGTTTAGATAGACATCAATTAAACATGCTAAGCACACGCGGTGGAAACCAAACCTGTTCTACTTGCTACAAAGCGAGTGAAGGATGCAGTTGCAATAAGTAAAAAACTAAGAAAATAATTGCTGACAATATTCACAATATTTAATTGATTTAGACGTATCTGGGTCTATATCAATCAAGTCTGTTACAATAGAATGAACACAATGCTCATCAATATATTTTTCCATCAAGTCAATGATTGTATCAAAAGCTTTGTCACGGTCTTCTACTGAAATCATTTGTAACGAAGAAATTGCATAGATTAGTTTTTGTACCTTTTCGTTCATCATTCAAAAAAAATAGTACATTATATACATGTTTATGGTTTAAGTGATTTATTTTTGTATTAGTATTATGTTTATATATACATAGCTAATACGCTTTGATTTTGTTTTTCTTCATTTTTTATTAGTTTCGAAATATGGTCATTTGTAACTTCAATAGGAAATTGAATTTTCAAATCCATGTCTTTTTCGAATAAATTTTTCTCAGGTTTCATCAAGCGGAATAGATTGAGTTTTGTATGAATAATTTCCAAACATCTTTTTAGATTTCGGACACCTTCTTCCTCTTGCATGAGAGGTTTGCATGATATAAGTTTGTTTAATGTTTCATCTGGGATAACAACTTCATCATTTTTGAATTTGACTTGTTCGCGAATTTTAGGAAGCAAGAAATTACGTGCAATAATAGACTTTTCTTTTGCATCATATCCTTTGGTTTCAATACGATACAAACGGTCTCTTAAAATAGGATTTACCTTGCTTTCATCGTTATAACTGAAAATGAAAAGGCATTTGCTCAAATCAAAATCAATTTCTGCGAAATATTTGTCATGAAATTGCGAATTTTGAGAAGTATCCGTCAAATGAGTCAAAATACCAATAATTTCTTCTCCTCTAGGGGTATCACTGACTTTATCCAATTCGTCAAAGTAAATGACCGGATTCATGCATTTGCTTTCCATAAGAATTTGAATTATCTTCCCCCACAAACTTCCTTCATAGGTATATCCATGTCCTTCTAAAAAGCTCGCATCACCGGTACCACCGAGAGCAATGAATGAAAATTCACGTCCTAGAATTTTACTAATACCTTCCCTAACAAGAGATGTTTTACCCGTACCCGGTGGTCCTTTGATTGCGATTGCCGACCCCAATGCATCTGGATTGGAAATCCATTGTCCAATCATTTGCATAATTTGCATCTTGGCATCATTGAGTCCATATACACAATCATCAAGTGTTTTCATAGCATTTTCCATAAAATCACTACAAACATCAATACCGTCATTCATCGAAACACTTAAATTCTTATGAACTCCAAATGGGATGCGCATGAATGCATCTACCCATGTTTTCAATTTGTGGTATTCTGAATCTCCAGGTTCCATTGAACGTAACATATTCACCTTTTGTAATACAGTCGCCTTATATTTTGCAGGAATCTTACTATCAAGCAGACTGAGTCTATAAGGTTTTTTTACATCAAGATGTTCATTAATTTGCTTGAGTTCTTTCATTACACGAATTTGTTCTTGATTCGACATTTCCTTTTTGAAATATTCAAATTCACTTTGCTGTTTATTACCATTATTCACCATCTTATGGTATTTCTTCGCATTCTTCATACGTACCTTCTTAACTAATATACGAATCGACATACGACATTCCTCCAACTTTGTGATAAGCATTTTACTTTTGGGATTTTTGGCAATTTTTTCAGTAAGATGTTTTCTCAATTCGACCAACTCATCGTATTCTATTTGTGCGTCGGTTGGATCAGTTTCATCGGATCTCTCACTTTTATTGCGATTTTTATTTCTTTTTCGTTCCTTGTTCTCCTTTTTCTTTTTTCGGGCTTGGTCGGTTTTTTTCACAGGAGCCGGCATCTCAATATTTTCATATTTTTCGCGCATAAATGTTTTTTCATCATCACTATTGCACTCCTCGTCCTTGTCCTCTTCTAATGCCTCTTCATCGTCATCATCTTCTCCTCCTAACAATCCATTTTTTCCTCCTCCCATTGCTAGAATAATATTGAAATCTTTACCCTTATCATCAAGACCATAATCATCATCAGATTCCGAATCTTCAAATTCCTCTTCTTCAGATGAGGACGTTTCATAACGACGTTTTTTTTTGTTACGTTCTTGATTACTTCTAAGATGATGCTTTTTATTTTTATTTTTCTTATAGGGTTTTTCATCATTCTTCACTTTTTTGTTAATATAATTCGAAGGAAATAAGGTAGCAATCGTTTTGCGCAATTCACGTGGGTCTATCTCCGATTCTTCATCCTCCGATTCTTCATCGTCCTCTTCAGAATAAGATGATTCCACATATTTTTGTGTACGTTTTTTTTTAAAAGGTTTATAATCGGGGTCGGACTCTGAATCTACGGACTCCGTGTAAGAATCTGACAGAGTTTCATAATCATCATCATCATCATCATCATCTTCGACCAACATAATATTTTCATTATCTCCATCGGAAGAATCGGATTCATATGTTCTACGGAGTTTTTGCTTTTTACCAGATTTCATTTGTTTATTATCGCTATGAGAAGGCATGATTTATTAATACGAACAGGTCCTAAGTATTTAAATGGGTTAGAATAAATTCTATAATATAATATCTTTCAATTTTGTTGATATATCTCTTTAGGCGAAAATTACCAGTAAAATTATAGTTTTAATAAATAAAAAATATTACTTATTAAGAAATAAGAAATATTACTTATTAAGAAATAATAAAAAGTTACTTTTTTATAAAAAGTTACTTTTTTTATAAAATTGATTGTTTAATATATTTGAAACAATGGATATAAAATTTAGACTTGTATAGTATATTAAACAATGTCGTCGCCTGTAAAATCAAATGATTATAAGGCGCCATCCAAAATTATTGGGATACAATTTAGTATGTTATCACCCGAAGAAATTCGCAAGAATTCGGTCGTGGAAGTTACTTCCCGTGATACATATAATAATAATAAACCCTTGATTGGCGGATTGTTTGACCCACGAATGGGTGTGTTAGAACCGGGTATGATTTGTCCAACTGACGGTCTTACTTATATTGACACACCGGGATATTTTGGTCATATTGAATTAGCACGACCTGTATTTGCAATACAACATATAAAAGATATTATGAAAATATGTCGTAGTGTATGTTTCAAATGCAGTAAATTGTTAATCAATAAACAATCCCATAAACATGTTCTCGAACTGCCGAGTGACCGTCGCTGGTCATATGTGTATGCATTAGCGACAAAAGTAAAAAGATGTGGAGAAGCAACATTAGATGGATGTGGATGCAAACAACCCGAAATTAAGTTAGACGGTATGGCTACTATTTTAGCAAGTTGGGAGGCTATGGGAACGGAAGAAGGTGGCGAACAGAATATTCAAATGAAATTAACTCCTGAAATTATTTTGAAAATTTTCAAACGTATATCCGATGACGACGTTTCGTTTATGGGATTCCATCCTTTATGGTCAAGACCCAATTGGATGATTATGGAAGTTCTTCCAGTTCCTCCTCCCGCCATGCGTCCATCCGTAAAACATGATGCTCAACAACGCAGTGAAGATGATTTAACTCATATTTACATTAACATTATCAAAACCAATAACATTTTGAAGGAAAAACTTGCTAATCCCGAAACGAACGTTAATGTGATTGATGGATGGTTTACTATTTTGCAACATTCTTGTGCAATGATTGTGAATAACAAAATCAAAGGTGTCGCGCCTATGGCACAGCGGTCGGGGCGTCCTCTTAATTGTATTATGGGACGATTAAATTCAAAAAATGGGCGTATTCGTGGGAATCTAATGGGCAAACGTGTCGATTATAGCGCGCGTTCTGTTATTACAGGTGACCCGAATTTATCCGTCAAACAATTAGGTGTCCCTCTTAAGATTGCTATGAATATTACCAAACCGTTGATGGTTAATGACCGCAATCGTGATTTCCTAACGAAACTTGTTCAAGCTGGACCCGACGAATATCCAGGTGCCAAAATCATTGTACGTAAAAATGGAGAACATATCTCCCTTCGTTATGTTGACCGTGATTCTTTGCATCTCGAAAATGGGGACTTGGTTCATCGTCATATGATGGATGGCGATGCCGTTCTATTTAATAGACAACCCAGTCTTCATAGAATGTCTATGATGTGTCACATCGTGAAAGTCATGATGGTGGGTGACACATTTAGAATGAACGTTGGTGATACAAAACCTTACAATGCCGATCCGAAAAATTAATACCGTCGAGGTTGGCAACAGGGGGCCTGAAAAGGGTGTTACCCCCTAGTGATTACGTAGTAGTAATAAAAACAATATAAAAAAATACTACTACCTTTTTGCGACATACCTTGATGCTGGAACGTCCTTAGAGCCTTAACTACCACCCCACAAATGGAAACGTTATTGGGGGAACTCGGTTAATTGCCGAACCCAATGGTCATAATGTTAAGGATTGGATAATCAGCAGCGTTACTGTCTAAGTCCGTTATGATAGGATACGACAGGCGTTCAGAGACTGAACGGGTATGGGTGAATGATGAAGGATTAATCATCCTGAGTTTGCTTAAGATACAGTCCGGCCCTCTGGGAAACCTTAGGGATTGATGACTNCATNNNTGCAGTCATTCCGTTCGACGGNGATGAAATGAATATGCACTTTGCACAGAATATATTAGCAGAAACAGAATTACGGGAACTAGCTGCAATTCCCTACCAAGCCATTAGTCCAGCGTCTAACGCTCCGATTATTGGTATATATCAAGACTCCTTATTGGGGTCTTATCGAATGACACGTCCAAATATCAACTTTACGCACATGCAGGCCATGGACTTATTGATGATGTTTCCACGTGTTGATACACAAGCGTTACGTGAGAAGAAGGGGAATCTCAGTTCGTTTGATGTACTCTCACAAATAATACCACCTCTCACTCTTAATTACAAAACAAAAAAATACAATGATGCGAAGGATGATTATGCGACATCCGAAAATGTTTTAGAAATTCGCAATGGAAAGTTTTATCGTGGTCAATTAGACAAATCTGTCATCGGTTCCACATCAAAGGGTTTGCTTCATCGTATATGTAATGATTTTGGAAATATGGCTTGTGTTGATTTCAATGATGATTTACAAAATATAGTTACTGAATACCTAAAGACGAGTTCTTTTAGTGTCGGAATTAGTGACTTGATTGCAAACAAATTAACACAGACACAAATTCTTCAAGTCATTGCAAAACAAAAGGGTGAGGTGAATGAACTCATCGACAAGGTTCATTTGGGCGTCTTTGAAAACACAACTGCCCGTTCCAATAATTCCGAGTTTGAAACCACAGTCAATAATATTTTGAATAAGGCTACAGACGAAGCGGGTAAGATTGGTCGCGATAGTCTTGACCCTTCGAATCGTTTCTTAATCATCATCAATTCGGGGTCTAAGGGTTCGCCAATTAATATATCCCAGATGATTTCTTGTCTAGGTCAAACCAATGTTGATGGTAAGCGCATTCCATATGGATTTGATAATCGCACATTACCTCATTATCACAAATTCGACGATAGTCCAGGCGCTCGTGGTTTTATTGAAAATTCATACATTTCAGGATTAACTGCTCCTGAATTATTCTTCCATGCCATGGGTGGTAGAGTTGGTTTAATTGATACTGCTGTGAAAACATCTCAAACGGGATATATCCAAAGACGATTAATCAAGGGTCTAGAAGACTTGAAGGTCGAATACGATATGACTGTACGTAATAACATGGGCAAAATCGTTCAATTCCATTATGGAGATGACAGTTTTGACACAACCCGTGTAGAAAACCAAACCATTCCTCTTGTTGGCATGAGTATTGAAGATATTTATATGCACTATGATATTATTGGTGTGAATGAACAGGACAGTAATTTATTAAATGTATATACACGTGGGGCTATCTCCAGAATTAAAAAGCAACGCACAGAAACAAAGGAAAAATGCAAATCTTATATCGATAAAATGATTCAAAATCGCAATGAAATCGTTGAAAAAGTATTCAAGAATAAAAATGAAAACGCGATTTCTATGCCTATCGCCTTCAATAGTACTATTGTAAATGTACAAGGTCAGATGGGACTCAATGCCAATACCGCAGTTGACATCACCCCATTAGAAGCATTCCAATTAATTGAAGAAAATTTTAATAAAATGAACAGCATTCGTCATGCACCCTTGACCAAATTGTTTGAAGTCATGTATTACTTTTATTTATCTCCAAAGGAACTTATTGTCCATAAGCGATTTCACCGTAAAGCACTTATCGCTCTTCTTGATAAGATTGCACTTAAACACAAGGAAGCACTTGTTCATCCAGGTGAAATGGTCGGTGTTATTGCAGGTCAATCTATTGGAGAACCAACCACACAACTTACTTTGAATACATTTCATTTAGCAGGTGTTTCCAGTAAATCCAATGTTACCCGCGGAGTGCCACGTATTGAGGAAATCCTGCGTTTAACCAAAAATCCTAAAAATCCTTCTCTAACGATTCATTTGAAACCTATGGATGAAACGGAACAGGAAAAAGCCACCACTTATGCAAATATGATTGAACATACTAAGTTAATTGATGTGGTGAAATCCATCCAGATTTGTTTTGACCCATCCAATTCAGAAACAAACATTGAGGATGACCGTGAATTGATTGAGCAATACAAATTATTTGAACAAATGCTAGAAGAATGTATGGATGATACAGATGTAGAATTAAAGAATACACCAGAACAACAAAAATCAAAATGGATCATTCGGATGGAAATGGACCACGAAACATTGTTAGATAAAAACATTTCCATGGATGATATTCATTTTGCCATTAATAATAGTCAATATGGCGGTGAAATTTCATGTGTATATTCTGATTACAACAGTGAAAAATTGGTATTCCGTATTCGTATTAATTCTTCTGTCTTTGCAAAAATAAAAAGGAAGGGAGTTGCATTAACACTTGATCAATCAGATGAAATCTATTTGTTGAAGAATTTTCAAGATTCATTATTAAATAAAATTGTATTGCGTGGTGTAAATGAAATCGAAAATGTTACCGCCAGAAAAATTCAAAATTCCGTCAAAAGAATTGAACAAATGCCGACCATTAAGAAAGGTAATTACGATGTAGTAAAAGATTCGGAAATGGCCATTCAACGTGAAGATGGTAAATACGTGAAGAAAGACATATGGGTTCTTGATACCACCGGCTCCAATCTGTTGGATGTATTATCACTTGACTACATTGACGCAACACGATTGTATAGCAATAACATTCGTGAAATGTTTAATACATTTGGCATTGAAGCTGCACGACAAATGATTTACAATGAAATGGTTGATGTCATGGAATTCAGTGGCGTGTATATCAATTACCATCATCTCAGTCTTCTATGTGATAGAATGACGTGTAATCATAATTTAGTCCCTATTTTCCGTTCAGGATTATTAAATGATAATGTTGGACCTGTTGCCAAAGCAACATTCGAAGTTCATACCGAAGTATTACTTCAAGCAGCACGTCACGGTGAATTTGACCATATGCGAGGCGTTTCTGCAAATGTTATGTGTGGTCAAGTCGGAAATTACGGCACAAACTCCTTCCAAATCGCATTAGATATGAAAGAAATGGAAAATCAAGACGCTTTCGATGTAAAAGAAACGGAAGACGAAGTGGAAAAGATGTTCTTATTACATTCTGATAAAGGAGAATGTCAAAAGGGACAAATCGCCATTCAAAACAACATTGCCAATATCCATACCAATGGTGATGCTGGTGTATGTGATGACGATTATGATGCAGGATTCTAATTGAGAAATTTACAAGGAATCGATATCCACAAATTTGAAAAAAAATATTTTTTTTTTCAAATGATATAGTAGTTATTATGGGAACGCAAAAAAAACATATTTCTAAGAATTTTAGAAAGACCCGTTCAAAAAAAAAACATGGCGGAGAACCACAATCACAGAAAGAGAAGGATAAGTTTCTTTTGGATGCAGTAAAAAATAACGATTATGATAAAGTTGAATATGCTTTGAGAAATGGTGCTGATGTGAATGTACGGGATGAAGATGGACAAACTTCTCTTATATTAGCGAGTGCTGCTGGACATACCGACGTTGTGCAACTACTTTTGGTTAATGGAGCAAATGTGAATGAGAAAGATAATGATGGTTGGACAGCTATACAAGAGGCAAGTAGCGAAGGACACACTGAAATCGTAAAAATGTTATTGGCGAGATGGGCGGATGTAAAAACAAGGACAAATGATGACGTTACAACTCTTCACATTGCACGTGATAATGGACATACCGAAATAGTAAGACTTATAAAGGAGAGAATACAACTTTTAAAAAAAGTGACTGACAATTTTAAAATGAAGGAAGAAAACAAATTTATAGTAGAGAGTATTGATCAAGATATTACCTATGATGATGTAATTGAAGGTGAAATTACCATAAATATGAAAAGATATTTAGAAGCAAATGAGGAGGATCATATCATTATTGTTTATAAATCAAATAAAAAAAATATAGATTTGGAATATTTTGCAACAACCAGAACTATCATTTTAAACGCGATTAAAGATGACAATAATATTTTCTATGGCTGTAACAAGGTCATAATACCTCCTCCTTATGTTCCACGCAAAGAAGATTATGATAATGAGATTTCTTACTTGAAATTAAATAAAATAGGATTAGTTGGTACTGCATCTGAATATTGTGAGTTTAGTACATTATTGGAATATGAAGATCATCAATTTTTTGCTGTAAAATCATTAAATGTAAAATATCCTAGTTTTGTTTCTAAAAATGTGATAGGTTCCAACCCGAATGTGACTAGTGCATCTCATTGTCAAGGAGGAGATGCTGCATCTGTATCCACTTTCGTATTGGCATTTCCTAGAGATAAAGTATATAAAAGCTTTAAAGTTTTGCCTGCATATAGTCAGACACAATTAGGAGGCAAAAAAAGAAGCAAATCCAAAAAACAAACAAAAAAAAGAGCCCCCAAAAAGCGCACTTAATTTTTTATTTTTATTTTTATTTTTTATTTTTATTTTTTATTTTTATTTTTTAATTTTATTTTTATTTTTTTTTTATTTTATTGGGCGATAATCCAATTTTCGATATATTTTTTGTCGAATACGTTGTTATCCCACAACACGCAATACAAACTTGTTACTTTCGACACGTCCCACATACTAATATCTTGATTAAAAGCTTCAGTCGCACCAAACATACTACTCAGGTCGGTTACGTTGGAAACGTTCCACTTACTAATCGGTTGATTGAATACCTTAGCATGCCAAAACATAGCCATCATATTCGTTACGTTGGAAACGTCCCAATCCCCGATGGGTTGATTAAAGCTAAATGCATTGTCAAACATATCTTTCATAATGGTCACTTTCGAGACGTTCCAATCACCGATAGGTTGATTAAACGTATAGGCATTACGAAACATTCCAAGCATGCTAATAACATTCGAGACATCCCAATCACCGATGGGTTGATTAAATCTAAATGCGTCAAAGAACATACCCTGCATGCTAATAACATTCGATACGTTCCATTTCGAAATATCATCGTTAAAATAAGACTTACACGAAAATAATTGGTCCATCTTCGTTATTTTGGAAGTATCCCATTCACTGATATGCCCGTATTTGATCTCAGCCACGGCACGATTGGCGCACCATTCCTTGACTGCATCATATATATTTTCTTGCGTAATAGAAACCATTTTTCAAATTGTGATTGTTATTAGGATTCATACTTACGAAAACAGCCTTTCAATTTTGTATGCATACACACTATTTTGTGTATGTATAAATCATTTTATTCAAACACCATTTTTGGAACGTTTTGTTTTGGACAATGTGCTATCTCTTACTTGTTTGCTATCAAAGATATTCATCGCGTTGATTGTTTGAAACATAAGATTGTCTTGGATGGTACGTGTGGTATTGTAATACGTATCCTTGTCTTTCTGGTATTCCTCCTCATCCTCTTCATCGTAATCCTCCTCATTCGGTTTTGCCTTAAAGTCACGTTCTAATATAGGTAAGCACTCAGTTTTACATGGTAACAATGCACAATTGATGGCATGACCCAATCTTACTCCCGACTTTTCAAAACCGTCTCTATATTTCACAAATTCCGCTTCTCCATAAAATTGGCTTTCCTTGTTCTTCTTTTTCTCTTTCACGTAAAATACGCCATTCTTTACATCCGTTGTTTGTACGAAATTATGCGTTTGGGGATTCTCGTCCAAACACTCGAAGAATATATCACGCACATTATCCGGAAGACTGATTCGTTTGTAGGCAATATCGCGATAATTTTTCTTAAAAAAATCCACGATACGTACGATAAACCGGTCTGTGAAATCATGGATAGATTCTGCGTCCTTACATGTGTCTGTCAAATAGAAATTCAAAGTATGGTTATTGGTATTGTTGTTTGTGGTATTTCCAATCTGAGGCATCACATCGATCACTTTATTTACCAATTCCTTTGTATTTTCCTGATTCTGTCGGGTGGTTTCTTTTATTATTTCCTTCGTGGTTTCACGATTCTGTATTTGCGATTCTTGGTAATTAGTCATCATCGCCATCATGAGTGTTTTCATCTCTGTGTTTGAAGAAACCAATTGTTCTATCAGTTCATCGCGTTTGACCACTCCTACCTCCTCGGCCGATTTTTGGGTCGTATCTTCGGAAAGAATCTCCTCATTTTCAATAAATACCGAACAAGTTTTTTTATGACTGCATAATGACGACAAATGTTTATATGTTTTTCCACATTTACAACCGAATTTATCGGAGATTTTTGGAGATGGCATAGAAGGATTTATTAGGCGATTGTGTTTTGCTGTGTTTAAATGTTTGTTATATTCACTTTTTTTACTGCATTTATAGTTGCATATTTCACATAAAAAATTATTGGAGATTTTTGGAGATTTATTATTTGGCATAATTAGGATATATATCCTAATAAGAAATATCTCCTAAACCCATTTTGGGTCAAAGTATAAAAATACAAAAAATACAGATGCAGTCAAGACCGTTTGTGAAAATCAATCACACTGCATTTTGCTCTAAAGTCGTTTTGCTCGTTTTTTTACTCAAAAAATACCTCCTATACAGAGGATTTGGAACTTTTTAAAAAGTTCCAAACTCAAGAATTACCACTTACTTTAAACGTTTTTTTTTCTGGTGGGAACTTTATATCCCACATCGTTTTTTTTTCGAACTATTACATAATACATTTAAAAATGGGGCATTTTGGGTCCCAATAGGACGAATACTCGCTATTCACCAATCCCTTCCCTCTATGATAGACTTGGTCGGAGTGTTTATTGGATGGAATTCTCCAATTGCTTCCAAATAACGCTTGTAAATGTATTTCGGGATGAATCGGAATCGAATAAGTTTCGCCATTCATCGTTGTGTGGGTTAAGAGTGGGAAAGCCGGTTGAGCATATATATCACAATAAAATCTACTATATTTCGTCCGAACACTTATCATGTTTCCATCTGGTTTATGTGGATAGCCCTGCAGAATTCGTGTAACGATAAGATCCTGTTTTGAAAAGTCGATTTGTTTTAATTTTTCCCACATAGATAAATGTATAGCAACATCAATATCGGTGTCTTTTTCCATAAGTCCATGTTCTCTTATACAACCTAAGAGCGTCCCGCAATCTAAATAGTAAGGTATGTCATTTTCATCCAAAATACTACTCACTTTTTTTAACAAATAATTCATCAATCCAATTTTATTCGTAGTAAAATTTCGCAAATTTGATGATGATATGGTTGGAGTGTAATCTAAATACCGTACCGGCATAATAGATGAAATATAAGGAAAACCCGGAAACTTGGGATTATCATTTGCTCTCATAAAACACCAATTTATTGGATATCCCTTTAGTTTTTGCCCCCAACCACTATTTTTATCAGTGCGTGTAATATGCATTTCTTTCTCCGTATATTGAACCGTAAAGGTATCTTGGTATGTATTTGTAAAAAAGAGTGATGGTTGATTTTGGGATCCCCAATGAAATTTTTTGGTGTTCGTTCGACTATCCCCAATACGAATAGGGTGATAGTGAGTCATATTTTGTTCAATATATTCTTTCATTGTGCAAGTCGGGTCTAGGTCATTTATTTCAAAAATATCGAATGCATATGGTTTTAGATTTTTTTTACGAATTTCTATATTCTGTATATCCGTAATATTTTTTTTTTTCTGAATACTTTTATTATTATAGATACCAATAATGAGTTTTTCACATTGTGAAGCTATTTTTTCCAACATAAGAATATGACCCTTATGTAGTTTATCAAAACAACCAATTGTAAATATATATTCAAACATATACATTTATATAAGACTTTTTTTCACTTTGGTAGGAAAAATATTGATTCGAAATCGATTATTTTTTTTTGATTAAATGATATTTTAATAAATAATTTTCAATAGTTTGCCAATTATTTTCGTATTTACTCACTCCTTGTCTGGCTTCTATAAACATGGAGTGGTTAATATCCTCCAAAGAAATAGGTGGGATAATCAAGTGATAAGAAGAGCTCATATTTGGTTTAACATCCACCGGCGAACGAATAAAATAATATTTTTCGTTACTAATATTTCTACCACCTATGCGAAGCCAATTGATTTGCCCGCTGAGATATTTCAATGTGGTAGAAGAAAACAAAACGACAGGTAATTTTGTAAAACTGCAAAATACCCAAAAATCAAAATCGGTCAAATAATAATCATCACTAAAAATAACTTGTTCCAAAGTATTTTTGCCACTGTGAATGGATTCCATAAGCGCACGTTTTCCCTGTTTTTTTAATATACCAACAATCTTATCACGATTTTCTGTGATTTCGATTAATTCTTTGTAATTATTCCATAATGTCGTTTTGACATTTTGTATGGAGATATTTGCTTGTTTATGAACATCTTGCAAAATATAAATCAATGGCATAAAAGTACATAGATTATTTTTCTCAAACACAATCTCTTTTGTTTCGCTAGGGAACAGAGGTTTCCATGAACCAGCTTTCTCGTTACCAACTACATTTTTTTGTTGGAGAATACAATCGGTAATATATTCACTAATAGCAGTCTGAGGAGTACCATTAGTTGTATCGTCTTGTTCTTTAATGGTAATTTTATTGTCATATTTTTGGGTTGTGTATGGTTGAGCATTATCATATTCAATATTTTCAATGTATTTGGTGCGATTATAAGGTAATAAATCATAAAAATAATCTTTTTGTAATACGCTGTCTAATAAAAATAATTCATCATCATGAATTTGATAATGAGAATAACCAAGATTCAAGTATTTCTTGGGTTGAAGCATAAAAGTACGTATGCGTTCATAACGTAAAAGTTCATCGGCAAGACGACCAAAATAGATCCGTTCATTGTCTCTATCTCCTAACAAATGTGTTTTGGGGAAAATATTTTGACAAAAACCGTTGTCTGTTTGCATGCATGTTTTCCAAGTGTTCGCTGTATCACAATTAGGACGACCTTTACAAACCATAATATTATAAATCGAAGGCAAATCATTGTCGTCAATTTCTTGGAAAGAGATGAAGGGGTCCATCATTTTATGTAATTGACGTTCAACTGCCTGCAATTGTTTTTTATATATTTGCGTATTATCATCAAAGATACTTAGAATTTCTTGATGAATATCATTATTATCATATTCATGCAATAAAATTCGTGCTAATGAGCGAAATACATTAAAAAAATCGGTTTCCAATGAAATTTTCAAGATAGTTTGTTCGCGTTCCATGTCAGGTTTATTTTGGGTAGTCAATATTTTATCCGCGTTGGTATCATTCTCATTCAATGCATAATTCGAATGATGGACTTCTGGTATATCATCTTCATTCGCAGATGGTGAAGGGGGATTGATTTGAACGAATTGGTTTGTTTCCGTTAAAAATCCCACTACCAATCCATCCTCAATAATTTTTATTTTAATTTGACACGGGATTTTTCCTTCGCTATCATTATAAATACCCTGAAGACGATTGCGGGTACTTCGATAATCCAACCATAAATCAGACTCATCCATAAATTTACTCTGTAAATTATCCAATCGACCAGATGGATAGCAGGGAACGTAGATTTTATCCTGTTCTTCTTCACGGGTAACCATTAAGGCAATTGTTTTATTACGATAATTCACAATTTGTGTATCAGCCCGATAATGATATGTTTTGAGAAGACGTAATAATTCGAATGCCGGAATCGCTTGTTTGAATGTATATTTTCGTGGCATACTCGGTAATGGTTGGCATTTTGTTTGTGATGTTTGGTTGATGAGATGTAATATGTGTTTTATGTAATCCAAAGCAGTATGTTCTAAAAATGCTTTTTTAATAGTTAGCTCATGATTTTTGGTCTCATTCGCTTTTATCTTATACACAATTTCGTGTTGTGCATTAACAACGGTATTTTTCACAATACTATCATGTTTTTTCAAAGTATAAACCAATTTGTTATTACTGGAAACAACAATAGTCTCAATATTTTCATACAAATGTATAGGTTCATAGTAATGGTCTTGTAACAATAATATAACAGTTTCTTTACGTGGGTCATATTTTACACTTGAATATGTATTTGAAGGGCATATATATTGAACTTTTTCAGTAATATCATTCTCTGTAATTTTAAGAATGACCATATTAATGCCATCTCGTAATAGTTGTGGATTTTCCATACAAACAATATCCCATAAAAAGGTATGGTCAATTTCCACACTATCATCCTGTAAATAATTGATGAAATTTTCGTAAGAAGAAATCGAATCTTCTAAATATTCTATTTGAACATTGTTTGATAAATCAATTTGTTTAAAAAATTTGGTTTGTGAATATTTATCGATATCAATTTTTGCAACATCGATTTTTTTGGGTCGAAAAATATTGGGTAAATTACCATTTTGTACATTCATAAACATGTCCAGATTGATTATCGTGGCTAATATCTGGGACATTTTTTCAATAGTAGGTGTCTGAGATAAACCTTGTTTATATGCATAAAAATGCGCTATAACACCAATAAATGAGCGTTTTTCAGTTTGTTCAACTCCATATCGTAATAGACAAGATGTATTGGGTAATAAAATAGAAGGATTCTGTGGGTCTGCCAATTTGCTACTATCTTCATTGAAAAATAGTTGAGCAGAAAGTGGCATAAAACCCCAACGATTTTTGGGCAGAGGAAAGGTAACCGGTCCAATAATATAAGATGAAACCCGTGAAGATTGTTTTGACGTAACATTCAAATCTTGTTCTGCATCCTCACCATAACCGCACTGTTGTCGTCTTTTGGTCTGGTCATTTGATGTCCATTTTTTTCCAAAACAACATGGAATACACAATCCATCCGGATGCTTATCTTTTTTAAGAAATCCTGGTATATGTGGTGCATATTTACCGTTCTTAATATGAACATTTGGATTATTAAATTCATATACATAGGAACCTTTGGGTATAGAATCCGCGCCACGTGGAATGACATCTCCGCATTTTCCGGATTTTACATCTTCTTCCGAAATACTACTATTGGTCAATAAACACCAATATCTGGGACAAATATACCAAAATTTATTATTTGGGTCAGAACCATGGTGTAATGCATGACCATAGGAGCCTGGATTCGTTTCATCTATTTTTTCTTTCTCTGCATCTGTAAGAATCACTGGTTGGCGACGGTCTCCAGAAGGACATGCTTTCGAATATAAAGGGTATTTACTGGTTTCTTCTGTTACATATAAAACCGGGTCTCGTTCTAACATTGTTTTGAAAAAAGGGGTCGGGTTCTTAATCGATTTTCCATCTAATTCCCTTTTCCTCTCTTCTATATCACCTCCATAATATACTTCATCATCACTTTCGAGAACACCATCTCCGTTTGCATCTTCCTCTTCGAAATCATAATCAAAGTCCTCTTCAAAGACAATCCCTCTCGTTTCTGATTCACCGGGTATCTCCTCCTCTTCTTCTTCTTCGCCAAATCGTACTGGTTGTGCAGCAAATAATTGACTATGTGGTTCAATGCCGGTGACAGTAACAATATGTTCATCAGGTTCTTGTGATTTTCCTTTGAATTTCTTTTCAAAGAATGTAATCCGCCGTTTCGGTAAAGAGACCGTTTTTGGCGATTGAGACAAACGTAAGAATGTATCCAAATAAATAAATATTGAGTCTAAGTATTCAGGAGAAGTGATGTCTTGAATAATCACAAATAATTCATTTTTAAGAGGTTTCATTTTAAGTGAAATGGGGAAACCTGGATTATTCAACACTTTTTCTTTAAATAATTGATTATGTGATCGAAATTCACCAAATTCGATAATAGCTTCTTCATTAGTCATGCCAAAATTGTTCATTAACATATCAATAATATCTTGATTTGTACCTCCACGTGTGATCATACCTGTGATTAAGGAAGCTTTTGCATCCATCTCTTTGTAATTTTCAACGCGTTTAAAATTCATAGTTGCAGTTTTCAAAATGTTTGTATTTTCAACATCAAATACAGACTGTAAATAATGTTCTCCATCGAACTTTATACGATTATCCAATGCGATAGAAAATGTATATTGAATATTTATATTATGTATTTCTGAATCTTGAAACCCATTGAAAATGGGTGCATGATAACCAAGAGGTTGAAGAATGGTTTTGATTGTTTCAAACAAAGCCGAAAGGGAGTTTGTAAGTTGTGTCTCTAAAACGGATATTTCCTTTGGTTCTTTTAAAATACAATGAATGGTAGTTTTTCCGCGATTATCTATGTAAAAATATACGGGGTCTTCATCATTCAAAAACAAGGATATCTGGTGTCCCTTTTTCATTTCACGATTTAAACGGAATATCATATTCTCTTCTAAGAAGGGAATCTTTTTCCCATTTTGCGAAATTTCTTCAGAATAGAGTCGATACATATTTTCATGTCGAACACCAGGATTGTATTTAATGAATGGTATTTCTTTTGTAGAATGAATTTGTTTAAAAAGATATTCTAATGGAAAAATAGAAGCATTGTCTTGAGGATAAAGGGAAAAAAACAATTCTTTGATGCCTTTTTCGATATAGGGTAAATCGGCGGAATGGGTCGAAGTGGATTTTCGCGACCAATATATTTCATGAAATATATCCACGATTTCGTTACGATGTTGTAACCATGGGGTATATTCTTTTTTAACCTTTTCATGTAATTCTTCTGAATGTAATAATAAATCGTCTAATCCTTTTATGTCATACTGTTCTAATTGTGGAAAATACAATTGACACATATAATTTTGAGAAATCTCATTTGTAATTGCGTATTGAAACACATCTTTGGCAAAACACGCCATTATGTTTGTCTCGTTTGGCGCATAGTTAAGAAGCAATGATTTTTCGAGAGAAATAAGTGAATTACCCTGTTTAAAATGATAACGAACCGGAATGGTGGAAAATTGTTCATGAAATGGATTGGTAGGAAACAACTTGTCTTGACGTTTTTGAAAGTTCATTCCGATTGGAATAAATAAATTTGTGGATTTTTTATTACATATAGCATTCCAATCATTCCATGTGTATTCCGTTTTATTCACCAAATTGGCTGTTTCAGATAAATTTGGTTTTAAATTGAGTATTGACGCATAGTGATAAAAAGATTCTTTTGTAATCGTATTTCGTTTTCCTTGTGTGATTTCTTGAAATAAATCGGATGCAGATATGTCAAATGATTTTTCCGAAAACAAATAGAGTTCTTCTGGTGCCGAAGAAAAATCTTCTTTTTTCTCTTGGTTATAATATTCTTCCACATCTTGTAATATTTTACGTTTTATGGTACGGATCGTATCATCTTTATGAATTAATAGAGGGGAAAATACAAACTCAACGTTTTGTTGGCTATAATAAGCAATTTGCAATTCGCTAAATACATTGGATAACATGCTTTCATCAATTGTGTTTGCACAAAAAATATGTACTCTTGCGATTTTACCATGGTCATCTAAAATATGGACTTTATATATATTTTCAAATGGTATTTTAAATGATGTTTCTAAACCGGATGATGATAATTCCATAGACATATATATTATGGAATTATTGTTTTACCGACGGGATAACCTGTTTACATATCGTAAAAAGGATTATCATGAATGTCCATACCACAGTATTCGACTGGATTATTCTTATAATCTTTTGGCATATGAATCCCACACTCCTTTGCATTTTCTAATAAAAATTTAAAATTATCCCAAAATTCGGTTTTATGTCCGATTGATTTGGTGGCAACGTGTGCCATTTCATGAATTGCGACAAACATGAGAGTATGTTCATCGATTAAATTATCTTCATTATCCTTCTTTTTATTTAAACAAAATGCAATTTTTTCGCCCTTGTTTTCACTGTATGCTGTATAGGTACTGGTTGGTAGTGTTTCGCATATTTTCTGTGGATTGTATCCTTCAACCAATCGTTTGACATTCTCTTTTTCGGGATACCTGTCTTTTAAATAAACCACTAATTCTTTGCATTTTCCAGTAATGCTTGCTAATTTATCGGCTGCATCCTGTATGCGTTCTCTTTCACGAACACAATACGTATTGCCATCAACAGTCGAAATAATACATGTTAATTGGAATGCATCGGAATGATAATATATATATCCACAAATGGCTAAAATAAATAAAATAAGCAATACAGTGAAACGATCTAATTTATCCATTTATACATTACTGAGAGATAACCCAATATCATAAAAATAATGAATGATATACACAAGAAACAATTCTTGTGTATAGAATGTTATGATGTTATGAATACATTTTGCTATAGAATATTTTTAACGGAACATTTGAAATAATCAAGGATTTAATTAGGAACAGTGCAACCAATCTCTAAGGGGGTTCTACCAAGATCCGCCTCGATGGTACTTTGTTGCCATGGTCCGACATCGCGCTTTGCGATAACGGGGTCAGAACGAAGTTGTTGATTGGCGTTTCTGAGTGTGGATGAAATTGTATCCAAACCAATTAAATTACCAGCCTGTAACATGTCAGGAAGGATGGGTTGGTCATTATTCATGGGGTTTAATTTAGCCCATTCACTATTTTTGTCACTTGGTAAAAGCTCCTTGGGGTTGGCGACAGGTTGAAGAGCATAACCTTTTTCCTTCTTTGTATCAGCGGAAGCAATCTCCTTGACAACAGGTGCGGTATAATCACTTACCTCAGCAGCCTCTTCCTTACCATCTAATTCAGTGGTAAATGGTTTGACAGTAGTGGCATTGGAATACATATTATCAACCACCTTACCTTTGCTGTCAGAATACGACATAAGAGCCCAGATTATAAGAAGAACAATGGCAATTACAAAGAACCACTTTGTGTTATCGTCTTTAAAAAACTTAGCTACTTCTTTGAACATTCTGTTTATATAAATGGTGGATAAAATTTTTAAGATGAATGCTTATTTTTTCTCTAAAGTTGTTACTTTGTCTAGGCAATCTCTTTTAAATTTTCCATTCCTTCCATTCCTTCCATTTCACCTATCCAATCATCATCATCTTCACTATCTAAATCATATGCCTTCTTTATTTTATTCGCCTCTAAATAAGCATCAAATGCCATTTTTTTTGCGATATGTGCTTTTTTTCTTGCATCTCTATACAATTCGTAATAAACATCGTTGCGGGCTTTGATATGAATGACGTCACCATCCGACAATATATCTGGTTCTATTTCCATAAATTCTAATTCCTCTAAAGGTTGTTGTTCGTTAGTTGTTTCGATTACAACTGGTTCCTTAGAATCTTTTAAAAAATCCTCTAACTCAGATGTGATCAATGCTTCATTTTGGATGGTTTTCTTTTCTAAAGAGTCATTCTTCTCCATTTGTATTGTTTCTTCTAAAAGAGATTCATTCTCAGGTTGGTCTAGTTTTAAAAGAGATGTATTCTCTATAGTTTCCTCTAAATCTTGTTTGGTTTCATTGGTGGTTTCATTGGTTTCATTGGTTTCATTGGTGGTTTCATTGGTTTCATTGGTGGTTTCATTGGTTTCATTGATGGATTGTTCTAAAATATTCGATGAAGCAACCAAATTTTTCTTTGTACCTAAAAGACAGTTTTCAAATAAATCTTTCACTTCTAATGTCATCATTTGTTTGATTTCAAATTCAAACTGAAAACTACGTGCAGAACATTTGATACCTTGAATTTCGAGAATGGATACTAAGTCTGTCTTGTTTGTGACAGAAGATAATTCAACACTGTTATGGGCTTCATCAAAAATTTTTAAATGAATTTTGCCTAAACGTTGTGGAACATTTGTTCGTGCTAAATAATACTTACCAGAACGATATGTTTTCAATGGAGAGGCAAAATAATTTTCAATGTCAGTTAATTCCATCTCTGTTTCAAACCATTTTTCACGATGTTCATAGATATATTTACAGGCAAAATTCTCTAAATCCTCCATCCATTGTATCAAATCAGCATTTTCATTTGTAAATAATAAATCACAATATTGTCGTTTTCCAGATTGAATAATTCCATCTTTTGTTTTGGATTTAGGCATTTGCATATACAAGGGGCCATTATTCACCAATATTTTCAGAAAATAATTTCCACCCGATGTAACGGTTGGTGATGATAACATCATTTTATCAAAAGGAAAGGTGTTAATCGGTTCATAAATACCTTCCATGTGTAATAAAGATAAATGATATTTTTGTTTATTGCACGATACGCAAGACACGTTCATATTGCGTTTGTATAATATAGGTTATTTGTAACCACGCATATATGAAATCTATACGAGATACATGTGTCGAATTTTTTCAAAATGAAGATATTCGTCAAGATATGAGAACGATTATTCAACCTCTTGGAGGAATGTTATACAATGAAATTTATCCTTATCTATGGTTTTTATGCATTTATCATGTTTTCTTAACATTTATTGTTTTAGCGATTTTAATTCTTTTATTACGGGTATTGAATCATCTCGGAGGAGTCTATTTAGAATCGTCTCTGTAAAATATATGTGATTACTGTATAACATGGCAAGCAAACAATCTTGTAAGCAATATAAACCCAAACCCAAGGATAACAAAACTAGAAGGGTGAAAAAAGGCGGAGCTTATATGGATTCATCTAGCGCCGGAACCTATTCCTACGGAACGTCTCAAAAACAAATGGCTGAATTGCAAAGCGGACGTAATACTCTTTCTGTCAAACCGGTTCCCTGTGTCACTGGCGGAAAGGTGAAAAAGGGCGGAGCTTATATGGATTCATCTAGCGCCGGAACCTATTCCTACGGAACGTCTCAAAAACAAATGGCTGAATTGCAAAGCGGACGTAATACTCTTTCTGTCAAACCTGCTCCCTGTGTCATTGGTGGAAAAAAACACCACAAAAAAACACAAAATAAACGTAAATCAAGCAAACGTAATAGAAAATCTAGACGCCATTAGATATTTCATTATGTAGATGTCGGATATAACGTAATAGTTTTCTTTTTCATTTGTATTTGTAATACAAATGAATGCACTTACCTTACCCAAAGAACAATTTGTCGAAAAAGTCAAAAAATGGGTTTTGTTAGATAGTCAATTAAAAATGATTCATGAAAAAACAAAATTGTTGCGTGAGGAGAAATCGCAGTTAAATGCGGATATTTGTCAATATTTAGAAACAAACCAAATGAAATATACAAAAATAGGTATTCACGATGGTGAATTGAAAATGTACGAGAAAAAGGAATATAGTCCATTGTCATTTACATTTATAGAAGAACATTTAGGAACAATTGTCAACGATTCAAATAAATTGCATCTCATTTTGGAATATTTAAAGGAACACCGTGAAATCAAAATCAGTAACGAAATCAGACGCACATACAAAACCAAATAAAATAAATAAGGAGATATACTATAATCTATACGAAATGACTCAATCCTATTCGGTTCTTTGTATCAATGATAAATGCATTATTCCAACTAATAAAATACTTGAACAATTTGAAAAAAAAAAAATGGATTATGTTCATGAAATTGATAACAAAACAGGTCATATGAAACGTTTCGAAAATCTGGGAATACCCATGTTTTTATTACATGAACGCGTCACCTATGATACTGATGATGATGTTGTTGAAATTGATGAAATGATTGACACGAATGACCATGCCATGTTATCTGAAGACATATATAACATATTGTTACAAAATGTGATCACGAACCACTCTATTAACAATGAGGAAACAGATAAGAAGAAAAAAAAAGCCAAAAATGAAAAAACGACAAAAAAAACACAAAAGAAGATACAGAAAACAACCACAAAAACACAAAAGAAGAATCGTAAATAAACAATTGGTAAAAACCCGATTTACATCTTTGGACATATTGCTGTGTTCCTTATTCAGTTTGATCGATCTTTTTTTTTTCTTCTAATTCTGCTATGACAGTCTTGATCGTTCTACAATATATTGAAGTGGGAATAGTAATTGGAAATAATACTCCCATCCATATACCTTTAAATAATCCAATACCGAATGCCTCCATAACATAGATAGAAATATCTAAATTATTCGGTTTATCTATAAATCTATCAAGTTTTGGTCTTTCTACATTTGAATCATATTTATGATTTTTAAAATTATATGTGTCTATACAATTCTGTTTGTATCTAAATGGAGCATTATACATATGATATATACTATGTGTAACAGCAGAACCACCAATAATAGATAAATATATACTCGCAAGTTTATCGGAATTTATTTTCATATTTGTTTATTTTGTAGCTTAATATTTATATTATTTTCAAATAACAAATAATCATGTTGTGAAATCAACAACATATGGATTTGTCATATGTGGTTGATTTGATATTAGCATACAAAGAATTATCTGTACCGGCCAGACGTCCCATATTTGAGACATCTGGTGATTTAGTATCGTGACCATTCATCATTATTGAAACCAGCTATTTTTGCATTTTTGCGCATTTTTTCAAGATGACAGTTCTTTTGTACTTTGCATGGTTCTGGTGCAGGTGGCGCACTAATCACAGGTGAAGTCCAATTTGCAGGTTCAGTGGGTTTTATACCATAACAATTTACTCCGAAACGAATGTTTGGATTGGACATATATCCACCATTAATACCCGGACGACCGCATGCATTTTTTGTGTATGGATTTTTAACTAGGCGATCGTAAGTAGATTTTTGAGTTGGGAAAAAAGCCATTTGTCCTGCAGACCATCCATAATTACACCATTCTGCGCCAGCATTATAAGCAGCTTCAATTTGATCGTAAGTCGCTAAACTGCCACCAAAAGATGTGCATAATTCTTGTGCTTCTTTATAGGTATATTTGTTTTGTGAAATATTAAAAACCTGTTTCTCTTGAGCAGGAGAAGGAGCAGGAGCAGAAGAAAGAGAAAGAGAAGGAGAAGGAGAAGGAGCAGAAGCAGAAGCAGAAGCCGGAGCCGGAGCAGAAGCCGGAGCAGGAGCATCTGTATCCCAATAAGACCAAAAACTTGGACTTGTAGAAGGACTTCCTGATGTTGATAAATTCTCTAAATATTGGATAAATGAATTATTCAGTAAAATATTTACAATTTCAATATTCAATACATATTTAAAAAAGAAAATGATTCCAAATAGCACATATAAAATCCATATATTGCTTTCCACTAATTGAACAACAACCGGTTTTACATCAGGCGCTGTTGGAACACGTAAAATATACATAAGAAAGAAAAATACAATAGTAGACCATGTAAGTAAAAGTAACGACCAAGGATTATTGAAAAATAAATATGTTTGTCCCAATATATATCCGGTCAGGTTATCCTTTTCGCTTTCGGATAAATTAAAATAACTTCCAAAAAGTGACATGATAAACATAATCGATAAAGTAATATCAATTGTTCGACTATATGTAAGCTGACCACTGCTAACTGCAGATAATGGTCTTGGTGTAAATATAGAAGTACCTAAACGATAAATAATATATACAGCAATGAACCAAAAAAGAAAGGTCATTGTGGTTGCATTAAATACAGTAGTTACTATATCACTAAAACCTGTGCTAATGGAATCTAGAGGAGGACTGGTTGGAGAACTTGAATCAGTTACAGGAGAAGAACTTGAATCAGTTACAGGAGAACTTGAATCAGTTACAGGAGAACTTGAATCAGTTACATTCGAATCGCCGATTATTTGTACGGCGGGGTCGTAATTAACATCTGAACTAGAAACCTGTACGCCGGGTGTTGCGATAGAATCAGTTGATATATCCTGAGGGCTACTATTTTGAGGCGTGTTCGTGAATGGGTTAAATTGAACTTCGGTAGATGCCATATTATTATAAATATCTGTATATAAGGTTAGGATATATTTTGTGTCATCTATGAGTGTTTTTTTCGATAAAATAAACAATAGGTTTTTGGGGATATTATTTTATTCACCGGTATATGACGTTCAACTTTGGTATCATTAAAGTGTATCCATTCTGAACTGATATTTTTTACGAAAGCAGTATAATGACCTCCCCTGGTTCCGCCACTATGATTGCATACAGCATATAGGTCATATACATATGACTTTGGGTTGTATCCACTAACATATTTTGACAGATTTAACCCGTCTATTGGACAATCAATTAATTGTTGTAATTTTCGACTTCCGTCTATATGGAATCGTTTCAATGTTACAATTAATATAGACGGAAAATTCCAAAACGTGATACGTTTTTTTACACTTTCCTTTTTATTCGTTTTTTCATTAAACCATGCATTATCGCCCTCTAAATTTTCATATTGTGTGAATGCATCTAAACAATCATATAGGGTTGATTTATTATTCGGTATTTCTAAATCTAAAACAAAGAATGGTTCTGGATTGACAGAAAATAATTCGGTACCGTCTAAAGATGTTAATTCTGATACATAAATGCCGTAAAATAATTTCATTATTTCGGAATATTCCTTGGCATAGGTTTGTTGTAACATTTTATAACAACACGTCGCTAATTTATCAACATTATTTTCAATGTTCCCAGTGATATGTAATTTTACCTTTTTTGAAAGGGTGTTATGCATACAATCAATAATAAATAACAAAAACTCGGGTAAATCATTTTGTGCGTATCCTGTAAATAAATCGCGTCCTTTTTTTCGTGCCAATTGCTGAACATAATGCACGAAGCGATTGGGTGATACTACTCCGTTTTGTTTCCACATAATCTCACGTAAATTATTCCATTCTGTAATAATAACGGTATCTGGGAGTGCTTTATTCAATTGTAAATTTTCTGAGAGAAGAATTTCATTCAACTCATATGTATGATTTAATGCCTGCATACATGAATTCAAAAAACATGTATTACCTAAATTAATTAATCCAGTATAACCTTTGTTTTTGTATTTATTCATAATAACAAAGGGTTTTTTATAACTTAATAGAATAGAATATATAGAATTAAACCTTTATATACTATTACTTATGGATAACTCAACAAATAATACACAAGGTCAGGTTGATAATTTGACCGAATTATTATTACAAGAAACAATTCGACAATTAAATATACCACAGTCAAACATACCACAGTCAAACATACCACAGTCAATACCCCGCACAACAGTTCAACCAGCTACCTCCTCAACCCATAGCACACAACGTCGAAATTCGCATCAGTCAAATGCAACGGAACGAACGTTTAATCGTGTATTAGATACCGCATTCGTTACTCTGCAAGGATACAATAACAATATGCAAACATATAACACAAATATGACGTTAATGATAAATTATTTAATTGAATCATCACGCATTGCTCACCCGGTTATTTTCCGTCCGAATAATATTAATCCACGAATTAACATCAATCCACAGAATAACATCAATCCACAGAATAACATCAATCCACAGAATAACATCAATCCACAGAATAACATCAATCCACAGAATAACATCAATCCACAGAATAACCTATTTACCTTATTATTTAATAATCCTTTGACTGGTTCTGAAACCTCCAATGAAAATACCCGCTCTATGACCCAAGAAGAAATTTTACGAACAACGCGAACATTTTCTTATGTTCGCGATTCTTTACCTGAAAATAGTCGAATATGTCCTATTGGAATGGATACATTTCAACATGGTGATATCTTATGTGAAATACTCGGATGTTCTCATATATTCCGCCGTCCTGCGATAATGAATTGGTTAAGAAGAAGTTCGCTATGTCCTATTTGTCGGTATAATATCCGAAATTTTCAAGAAAATACCCCTTCCCAACAAATATTAACTGATAATACGACAATGTCATCTTCTGTAGGCGTAGAAGACGTAGAAGACGTAGAAGACGTAGAAGACGTAGAAGATGGTTCAGACATAGAAGGCGATTATAGTGTTGATTAGAGATTGAAGTGTGGTCTAAAAGGTATAAACAAAACATGTAAATATAATATAATTCAATTTACATGTTTTCCCAATGGTTTTCAAACAAACCAAATAACCGGGTCGGGTTTGATGATGTTTTGTATGCAATACAAAATAATGATAGACACATTTTATTAAATACATTACCGTCGGTCGAACAACAATGTTTGATATCGGGTACAATTGCTATGGAAAATGAAGAATCAATGATGAATTCTCTCATAAAAAATAATCGACATATGCAAATAATTTTATTATATGGAAAAAATGCTTGTGACACAACACCAGATGAAAAATATACACAATTAACGAAATTAGGATTTACTGAAGTTTATATTTATAACGGTGGGCTGTTTGAATGGCTTTTACTTCAAGATATATATGGAAATGAATTTAAGACCACGAGTAATATTCGTGACCCAATCCAATACCGTCCAAAACCGATTCTCAAAACCCCTCTTCTTATGCCATGTTGATAGAAAATCATTGTAAATTCAATATTGTTTTCCAGAATTGTATTCGTTGTTCTGCTTGTGAAACTAAAATCGGATGTAATTGTTTTGACAAACGCATAAGTAATAAACCGTCATTTTCATGTTGAAAAATACGTACATCAAACAAATCGATACTATTTTTACACACATCTTCAATATGAGAATTATTTTTGTACAGATGATAAATCATAGCGCGGTCAAAATCATACGCAGCTAATAAATCGGCTTCCCTCACAATGTGATAGGCATGTTGATATTTACCCAATTCAGGAAATCCATTCTTTTTGACAGTGGAATAAGACATAGAACGGATAATTGAATTGATTACTTCAATTTCATCATCCTGTATGTGAAATTTATCGTTCAAATGGGTATTCATGTCACGAATGCCCTCTTCTTCATTCATATATTTTTTGTCACACATATCATGAAGAATAGCCGCAATATAGATGATTTTTTCCTGTGTTTTTAGATAATCATGATATTTGATCTCTATTTGATAAATTTGATGGGCATTATGTAATACATTCATTGCATGAGAAAGGCCATGTGATTCATCAATTTGTTTATTAGTAATAGTAGATAAAACGTATTGAAAAAGAGAATCAAAAATACTCATTATAATACATTCATAAAATTGATTATGCAAATAAACTAAAGCTTTAATTACCTTCTTATATAGAACTAATTAATTAAAATGGATTTGGCGCAAAAAAAACTAACTAAGGCCGAATGGTTGAATGTTGAAATTCCTGTGGTAAGCACAGAAAAAATAATTTTAGAACTTATTGTCGCCGGTTATTCGAATGTCAATTTGCGCATGAATAATACTATATCAATGTATTCCAAAATCAAATTTGATTTATCAAAAACAAAACCAGATATGGTGACTAACACGGTGGCAAATATTCATATTTACCTTTATGATAAATATTTTGCCAAAACAATACAAGATTTTTATGCAAAATACCACCTTATTTTAGGTAAGAACAACATGAAAATTCCAAGCGGAAAAAAAACCATGTTAAAAAAAGGTGATTTGATGCGAATTAATATCATCGACGAAAAAATGAAAAATGTGAAAATAGATGTAATCGAAAATGTACTTTTAGGTTTTTGTAAAGACATATTGTCAGCAAAGCACAAGAAAAATCCCGATTATGCCTTTTATTTATATACGTTAATCCATATTATTAAAAATAATATTTTACACATGAATGAACACGTAATGTTCTTTGTAAAACATGTTATTCGCCAAACGGAAGATGCATTGAAGATGGATGATGTATTACATAAAGCACATGAGTTTATTGAAAAAAATAAGCATCTGTTAAAATATGCGGATATTGAATTATTCGACCATCAAAAACAAATATTTACCTTGTTTAAACAGAATCCAGTTCAATCAAAATTAGTGTTATATACGGCACCAACGGGAACGGGTAAAACACTTACCCCGGTTGGCTTATCGAATGGACATAGAATTATATTTATCTGTGCAGCAAGACATATTGGATTAGCATTGGCAAAATCGGCCATTTCTGTCAGTAAGAGAATAGGTATTGCCTTTGGTTGTGATACGCCGGATGATATAAGGTTACATTATTATGCTGCCTCTGAATATTCGCGCAATAAACGAAGTGGTGGAATTGGAAAAGTAGATAACAGCGTTGGCGATAAAGTCGAAATTATGATATGTGATGTGAAATCATATATTATTGCGATGAATTATATGTTAGCGTTTAGTGATTATGATGCTGATAACAATGAGAAACCCGATGATGATATTATTACTTATTGGGATGAACCGACGATAGGTATGGATTATGATACCCATCCTCTGCATGAATTAATTCAAAATAATTGGAAGGAGAACAAAATTTCGAAATTTGTATTATCTTGTGCAACATTACCTCACGAAATTGAAATTCAAGATGTAATCCATAATTTTCATACTAAATTTGAAAATTCGATTGTGCATACAATTAATAGCTATGATTGTCGAAAATCAGTTTCCTTATTGAATACTGGAGGTAAATCAGTGGTTCCTCATTTGTTATATTCTGAACACGAACAACTTCAAATATGTGTAAAACATTGTGAATTTAATAAATCATTACTACGTTATTTCGATTTGGTTGAAATCATAAAATTTATTCAAATGATTCATGCAAGACCCGGTTCGATTCCTGAACAATACCGAATGGAACATTATTTTGAAGAAGGTATTTCTGAAATTTCCATGAATAGTCTCAAAATGTATTATTTGTGTTTGCTTCGCGTCATTACATTAGAGCATTGGGATACAATTCATTCACAATTGGTTAATTCTCAATCAAGTAAATTTGCAGATATGTCTCGTCGTAGGAATACATCCGAAATAGACAAAAACAAAGGTGTTAGATTAACAACACAAGATGCATATACTTTAACGGATGGACCGACTATCTATCTATCGGAAAATGTCGAAGAATTAGCACAATATTATATAGCACAATCAAAAATACCCGATTATTGTTTAAAGGAAATTATGCAAAATATCGACAAAAATAATGTGATTCAGAAAAAGATAACATTATTGGAAAATACGATTGACACAAAATTAAACAAGAATGAGGGTGCCAAAAATGATAAAAAATTAAATCGTGAAAGCGAAGGGTCGGATATTCGGAAATTACATCAACAATTAGATGAATTACGTGGATGTATTGAAATAGTAACCATGGATTATGCGTTTATTCCAAATACAAATCAACATCAGCAAATATGGGTGGGTGATAATATTGTACATAATGCATTTGTACCGCGCATCGATGACTATATTGTAGAAGAAATAATGATGCTCGATGTATCTAATGACCAAAAATTATTGTTGTTGTTAGGGATTGGTATGTTTCTACGCGAAGATACAGCAAATCCACGTTATTTGGAAATTATGAAAAAACTTGCATATCAACAGTGTTTATTTATGATTATCGCCTCATCGGACTATATATATGGAACAAATTATCAGTTTTGTCATGGTTTTGTTGGCGAAGATTTGACCAATATGACACAACAAAAAACGATTCAGGCCTTAGGTCGTATTGGCAGAAATCAAACACAACAAGAATATACAGTGCGTTTTCGCAAAGATGACACATTGAAAAACTTGTTCCATCCACCTGTTGAAAATAAAGAGGCAAATATTATGAATAAATTATTTAGTTGATCGTCTTCCGTGACTGTAGATTAGGAACATGAATAATGAAAATATTGAAATCTTTTTTTTTAGTATATTACACCGATAAATGCGAATAAAACGTTGTTTCAGTAAATATTATTATTTTGTTAGTAAAATAATAATCCCAAAGATTCAAAAAAACAAATTATTTTAGATGCTGGATTTATTGATACTCAAGGCGAATGGATTTCCAGATAATACTTGTTTTACATCTAAATTATTTAATCGATCATTGTTCAAACCGGCATATAACTCCTGCTTGCCTTGCAATTGTCCCATAGTATCCAAACCCGGACTGCGGTGATTTGACGGACCAGTCACATAATTTTGTGAGAGTTTATCAACACGGTCACCGCTTCTTATGTTGTTTTGGTTATTTAATAATGCCATGTTACCTTTTACCATGCGTCCATCTATAGTAGATGATTTAATATCATTATTACGCTGATTGTATTCTGAGTCATATGGACGTAATCCTTTTGAACCATCGCCAGCACTGGAGTTACCTGCATAAAAATAATCCGATTGTGTCATACGGGCATTTTGAACAGGTTGAGTAGGTGTAACTGTATATCCACCTTTATTAAATTCAGATGTACCTGAATTCATATGGAATTTGGAATTTTCAGTTGTTTCACGGGTGGTTGTATTGGGTCGGTCAGCTGGGTTAAATACATAAGATAAAGGAACCGTGGTTGCTGCATTTTGATAAGGACGTAATGTTCCAACAGTGTTTTCTTTACGTGAAGGACGTACTACGTCTAATAAAGGAGCTACAACCGAACCAATTGCACCCCCAATCATACCAAAATAACTGTCTTGTTTGTTGGAACTTCGGTTATTGCTATAAGCTTTTTGTGATTTTGCGCCGAAATCATTTTCAGCAGGACCTCCTTTTCCCGTTGCGGCTGCAGCGGATAGAGGAACCGCACCTAAATGTTGGTTTTTCGAAGGCATATATTCACCTTCTACATAGGACGTCTTAGAGTCACCACCGGCAATACCGGCATAGTCTTGTGTGGTTTCAGGACGATTTGTATAACGGTCTTCTTGGATAGGACGAAGTGTAGGTCCCTTTTCTAATCCAGTGGTTGTCATGTATCGCTCAGACCCGATTTCGAACACCTTTTCAGGCCCTTGTTTTTCCATTTTACCAAGAGAACCACGTTGCTTTACAATGTTTGAAGCGGGTCCTTCGTATCCTAATGTACTTACACCGGATGCTTTGCGATGGTTATTTACACGTAATTCATCCACCGTTTTTGGGAGCCATGTATCACGCTCCATCATACCAGAATTGTATCCACCGACGCCTTCTGTGGTGTAACCTTGACCTAAGCCGGGTGCAACCTTTTCTTGTTTAAATGGGATCACATTAGACATTTTTAAACTAGGATTCACCCGTGATTGCATAAAATCATTTTGGTTTGGCGCACCATGAGACCATTGATGGTTCTCGTTTGGTGCAAATAATGGCGCCTGCTCACGTTTATCAATAGTTTGCGAACCAGTTCCTAAATAGGTATCCATCAAACCCTCGTTTTGGTTTGCCTCAAATTTACGGGAACGTATTTTGCTTCCAAAATAAGGAACCATATTGTTATGAGTATAATAATCACAACCAACCTTTTCACCGGTTAAAGCAATATAGTCGTCTGAACCACCTGATAATTCTCTGGGTGGGCATTTCATACCGGTCTTCGAAACCCATTTATCATTGGTTAATATATCTTTTGGGTCAGGAGGATTAAAATATTTATCAGTATAAGCACCTCCGGTGTATTTATTGTCATTTGCTAATTTTGTGGTCACATCCAACTCAACATTTTTCACCGGAAATTCATTCGGGTAATTAACATTGGGTATGTTTGTGTTAGGCAAATTGTCTTCCATGGTATTATTGGACATGAACCCCTCCTCATATTCTTCTTCGATTTCACCTCTATCTTTTGAAATAAAATATAATCCGCTTAATGCTACTAAAGGTATCGCTAATTCCATTGTATATAAATTAGGTATATACAATAGCCAAAGAAATTACGTATGTAATTTTGTGATTACTTTTTTGATAAATCGGTAGAAGCTAATTTGGGATGGTAATTATCTTTTTCCAAGATACGGGTTTGAATATTATCATGAAACGGTTTTTCCAAATTTGCTTGAGGATTTGTAAAAGGTGTCTCCCAGATTGGATGTTCTAAATCGCGGTACATCCAAGCTGGGTGACTTGCACGACTTTCCTCCACGAAAGAAGGGGCGGTAGGATAAGATATTTCTTCCGTCTTAATTTGTGTTGTAACATAATTATTTGTTTCGAGATTGTCTCTTTGTAATTTACGAGTAAGTCCCATTAAATCACTCTCTAAACCGATACTGTTTGTATGTAAATTTGCGCCAAATTGTTGCAGACGTAAATGAGAATCATCTTGAAATGGCATTATAGAGCCTTGACCCGGCATATCCAACTGATATCTTCCAGCATAGGTCATTTCTTCAACTTGTTTTTGAATTCGAATATCATCATCATGAAAGCGGGTAAATGACATGAATAAAAGGTACTATACACTAAGGGGCACACAAAAAATACTTACATAAATAAATATTTAAACCTTTGAAACATAGGGATTTTAATGGAAATATCACTTCCAAAATTATGTCTAAATATGATTGTAAAAAATGAAGCATCCATCATAGAGCGATTTTTGACCGCTGTATCTCCCTATATTGATTGTTATTGTATATGTGATACAGGGAGTACAGACAACACAATGGAAATAATCCAATCGTTTTTTCAAGAACGTGATATACCAGGCAAAATGATAGAAGAACCATTCCAAGATTTTGGATACAATCGGTCCGTTTCTTTGAAAGCATGTATGGAAATGGAAGAGGTTGATTATATTTTATTACTAGATGCAGATATGGTATTTCACATAGAATCGAGAATACCTATCGACAAGTTTAAACATCATTTATGCAGTGCCGATGCGTTTTATATTTTACAAGGAACGGAATATTTTCATTATAAAAATATACGAATTGTCAAAAATGTACCCGATTTGCATTATTGGGGTGTGACACATGAATATATTGTTCTGTCTAAATCAACTTCTTATTCTGAACTTCCAAAGAATCAAGTGTTTATCCAAGATATTGGCGATGGTGGTTCCAAAGATGACAAGTATCCAAGAGATATTGCTTTATTGAAAAAAGGCTTGGAAACACATCCAAATAATTCGCGATATATTTTCTATTTGGCAAATAGTTATAGAAACAATAACCAACCAGATGAAGCAATTGAGACCTATTATCGATGTATTCAATCAAATGGATGGATTGAAGAAAAATGGTATAGTTATTACTGTATTGGTAATTGTTATTATAAAATGAACAATATACCCTTAGCAATTTTTAATTGGATGGAAGCATGTGAAATTATGCCGAATCGAATTGAAAATATATATAGATTGGTTCATCATTATCGAATACAGTCGAAATACCAAATTGCCCATCATTTCTATTGTATGGCAAAACAAATGCTAAAACAAAACCCGCATCCGAATTATTTGTTTATGGAAAATGATGTATATTCTTATAAACTAGATTATGAATTTTCGATCATAGCCAGTTATTGTAAAAATGACGGTGCCAAAATAAGTATGTCATTGTTAAATTATACCGCATTACCCGATGAAATTAAACGCAATATTATTTCGAATTACAAATTTTATACTTGTCAATTAAAGGATATTGAAAATGAAAATCATCGGAATTTATTGAATTGTTTTTCATCGTGTATCCAAGATATTGACGGGTTTCAATCTAGTACGCCTGGTATATGTAAAATAAGCGATAAGGAATATGTATTGAATATTCGGTATGTCAATTATCAAATTGACAAGGAAGGAAAATATTCCAATCCAACACAAATTATTACCAAGAATCGCCTGTTTCATATTTATTGGGAAACTTCTTGGAAAAAAGAATATCATAAAGACATGGATGTTGAATATGACACAACAATCGATAATTATTATATCGGATTAGAGGATATTCGTTTGTATCTTTCTGATGATAAAATATTATATAGCTGTAATCGTGGTAATTTGAAGAATCATATTCAAGTTGAGATTGGTCAAATCGATTTCAAACTCAATAAAACACATCATTCTCAAATTCTTTCCTATGATGAACGACCACGAAATGTCGAAAAAAATTGGGTGTTTTGTCCGGTTGAACAAGGTGACCCGTTAATAGTGTATTCGTGGAATCCACTCATTTTAGGAAAGACCGAAAATAATAAATTTATAGCAACTCATACCATTTCAGCACCATCTCCTTTATTTCAACACATTCGTGGGTCTTGTCATGGTATCTTAATCGGTAACGAAATATGGTTTTTGTGTCATATTGTATCGATAGAATTGCGTCGTTATTATTATCATTGTTTTATTGTATTAGACAGTCATACCTATGCATACAAAAAACATACCCGATTATTTACTTTTGAGAAAGAACCCATTGAATATAGTGTAGGTTGCATTTACGAAAAAAATAATGATTTTCTCATAGGATATAGCACATTGGACCGAACTACACAATTTATAAGTGTCTCCAAATCGTATTTTGATAGTGAAAATGTTATGATGAAGTCGATGTAATATTTTCGCATGCTGATATAGAATCGACCGAAATTGGATTTTTATGAGCTTCTTTGCAACGACCGTATGTTTGTCGATGCCATTGTGTTATACCATGTTCAAGAATACCATCCAGATGTTTTTTGGTTCCGTATCCTTGATTTTTGTCCAGACTATACCGTTCATTCAATTCTGGATGTTTAGCAGATAATTCTGCAATATATTCATCACGCGCTACCTTAGCTAGAATTGAGGCGGCCGCGATTGCCGTATATTTGTTATCACCCCCTGTAATCGTATCATGTGGTAATGTGTGTAATTGTTCGCTCATTTCATCGAAATGTGAATAGGGTCGAAAATCATTGCCGTCGATTAATAGAAAGACATTTTGAAAACCCGTTTTGTATAATACTTCACGAATTGCATTATGCATGCCTCGAAACACTGCTTGTCTTATATTGATTGTATCAATTACATCAGCTTCAATATATTGGATAGACCATGCAATTGCATGTTCTTTGATATAGTTGGACACTTCCGTTATTTTCTTCTTTGAATGAAACTTTTTAGAATCCTTCATCCATTCATGATGGAAATCATTTGTTTTAGGTAAAACTGCAGATGCTACATATAAACGACCGAATAAGGGACCACGTCCTGCTTCATCCACCCCAATCTCGTATAAATGGTGGGCATCATATTGAGTTTCTAATTTTGACATGGAATATTTGTACTGACGCGACTTTATCTATATTGTAAAATTCAATTTTATCGTAATTATATCATGTGTTCAATATACTTTTTTATGAATATTTTCGAACTATAGACTATATTACAGAATTATGAAAGGTATTAAATTAACTCCTTTGAATATGTTTTTATTATTGTTAATTGTTGTGGTTATTTCTTTGTTCATTGGTTATTCTGTGAAAGAAGGTGCCACATCAATGTCATCCAATATGAGTAAGGCACCTACTCGTGTTTTTACTCCTTATAGTACCGATAATTTAGTGATTATCAAGGGCGACGTATCAAGTGACGTTCAATCGGGGGATATTTTGTTTGATACACAAAGTGGAAATTTCATCAATGTATCAGGTGCAACTGATTTCAAAGTTGTTTCACGTAACGGTAACGAGGTTGATAACTCATCTCAATTATTGAATTGGTCCTATTCTTTCCATGGTGCAACCATTGTAAATATTACATGGGACAACAAAACGATTGTGTATTATATTGAGAACAATAATGGAGATGGTAAAATGATGCATATATTTAACGGAGATGATTCCATCATGTATATGGACACTTCCCTTTCAAATACACCTCTTACAACCACTGGTTCTGCTAGTAGTATTGTAGGAAAATCATTGTGTCAAATTAACGGAAATGTGTCCTTTAGCGTAGAAAATGGAATTTTTGTTAAAAATAGTTCCAACAGTTATGATAATGTACATCATTCAACCGGCAGTAGTATGATATATAGTTCAAATGACGATAGTACAGTGATTTCCACAAACACTGTTGAGGACATGAAACCTGCTGCTATTGTGATTATCCTTACCAAATCTGGTTCTGGTTATGATTTGAATACAACTGTTCGTATTACAGGTACGTGTCCTAACTCAAATCCATCCCGTCATCCTGATTCTGAACATCATCGCCAAGATCATCACCAACATCATCGCCAACATCATCGTCATCCTGATTATGATTATCCCGATTCTCCTTATATTTTAAAAACTGAAATTGTCCCTCCGGTTTGTCCTATGTGTCCAGGTACTGGATGCGATGATGATAAAACTTCCTCCCCTGCTGTATGTTCTGTGTCAGTAAATAGTGAAGGACAACTTGTTGATTGTCACGGAAATGTTGTTACACCTTACAGTTCGCCTTCTCCTGCATCCATTACTCCTTCTTCTACAACAATTACTCCTTCTTCTACAACTTCATCACCTGGAACTTCATTCGGTCAATCGATTACAGGTGCATATGATACAACAGTTACCACTGCAGGTGATGTCGTGAATACTGGTATTACCACTGCTGGGGACGCAATCAAAGACGTTACTTCTGGGGTGGAAGGTACAGCGACCGGCCTAGGTAAAGATGTTAGCAATATTATTACAGGAGTAACGGGAGATGTAACTGGATTGGCTGAAAAAACCGTCGATTCTGCCACCGGATTAGTTAGAGATGCCGGTGCGGGTGCTTATTCATTGGCACATGATACAGGTTCTGGTATTTATTCATTGGCACATGATACCGGTTCTGGTATTTATTCATTGGCAAATCAGGCAAAATATATAGACGCATATGGTGTTTATCGTAATGAGTATGGACAACCCGTGCAAGGAGTTGCTCAACAAGCCAATCAAGGTCAAGTCATTTACCCCGGAGCCCCTTTATATCCCGGATATGGAACATGCGCCCCACCCCAATACCCAGCAATTCCAAAAGGGTATGAACCTATGGGTATTACTGCCGATTTCTCGCAATTTTCTTAATTGCGATGAAATTGTTCTTGGAAACTTCATTTGAAAAAATACTCTTGGTATGTTTTCAAAACAAAAAATAAATATTATCTTGCGGTTACTATAATATTTTGCGGATTCATTTCCAAGATTCATAGGAATAACTACCATCGATATAATGCGTTTATTTGAAGAATAAATTAAAACTGCCTAAAGTAAAGGAGGTGTTATATTATTATTATGGATTTCACATCATTCTTAGAACGTAATCATATTGCGAGAGACATAAAAACGATATTGCAAAACTTTGAAAAAGAATGTACAAATGTGAATTTCAAAAAGGGAATCTATATTTATGGTTCCCCTGGCTCTGGTAAAACTTATTTTGTGGAACAATTATTAAAATCGTTAGATTATGATGTAATAAAATATGACGCAGGAGACGTTCGCAATAAATCTCTAGTAGATACAATCACATCTAATAATATTTCAAATCACAATGTTCTTGATATGATGAAAGGCAAACAAAGAAAAATAGTTATTTTAATGGATGAGATAGATGGCATGAATAATGGTGATAAAGGAGGTATAAATGCTCTAATCAAATTAATTCGTCAAAAAAAAACGAAAAAGCAAAAACTGGAAAATTATACATTGAATCCCATTATTTGTATTGGCACGTATTTCGTAGATAAAAAATTAAAAGAATTAATGAAGGTATGTAATACATTCGAATTAAAAGTACCAACATATAGTCAAATTGATACTATAATCTGCAATATCATCCCCCCTGATAAACTTCAAGAAAAGGAAATGATTCTACAATATATTCAGGGCGATTTGCGCAAACTTACCTTTGTTGAAAAAATGATTCATACAAAATCCGAACATATTACAACGGATATGTTGCAAACTATTTTTCAATTAAAGTCGTGCAACGAAGATTCAAAGAAAATTACACAAACATTAATGAACCAATATATTCCGTTTAAAGAACATAACATTTGTTTAAATTATAATGACCGCACAATAGTAGCCCTTTTGTATCATGAAAATATAATAGACTTACTGGCAAAGTTTAATTCATCACTTCAAATCCCTTTCTATATTAAATTTATCGAAAACATATGTTTTGCTGATTATTTTGACCGAATTACGTTTCAAAATCAGATTTGGATTTTCAATGAAATGAGTTCATTAATCAAAACCTTTTATAATAATTACCTATATCACCAAACATTTACAAGAGAAAAATATACGGAAGAAATTCGTTTCACCAAAATATTAACCAAATATTCAACGGAATATAACAATGCTCTTTTTTTAAATCACCTGTGTCAAGAATTAAATATCGATAAAAAAGATTTATATGCATTTTTTCACGAATTACGTATGATCTATAGCACTGATAGCGAAGAACCAGTTCAAGAACATTTTTTACAATTATTTGAAAACGGACAGCCTTTAGAAAATGTGTTTGATGGATATGAAATCAATAAATTAGATATCAAACGTATTTATCGTTTTCTAGACAAAGTTGTGAAGAAAGAACAAATAATCAATGAAATCGAATCAGAATAATACATTTAGTATTTTTTGTACATAAGAATTTCTCTTATTGTTATGTAATACAATAATGAAAACGTTTGTAGAATATGTATGGATTGACGGAAACGATGGATTGCGTTCGAAAACACGTGTAATGGATAAAGAAATTACGAATCTCAATGAACTTCCTATATGGAATTTTGATGGTAGTTCCACGAATCAAGCACCTGGGGAAGATTCTGAAGTATTGATTCATCCTTGCGCATTGTTTAACGACCCTATGCGCAAACACCATCACAAAATGGTCTTATGTGAAACAACCAATCCTGTAAATGTTCCTTTGAAGAATAGTTATCGTAGATGGGCAAAATCTATTTTTGATAGTGCGCCTGAAAAAGAACCATGGTTTGGACTAGAACAAGAATATTTCTTATTAAACAGAATTACCCATAAACCATTGGGTTATGATGGCGCAGTCAAACAAGGACAATATTATTGCAGTGTAGGTGCGGAGAATGCATTTGGGCGTGTAATCGTTGAAGAGCATTTGGAAGCATGTGTTAATGCAGGAATACAAATTTCGGGTGTCAATGCAGAAGTCGCACCCGGTCAATGGGAATTTCAAATTGGTCCTTGTCTGGGCATTGAACAAGGAGACCATTTGTGGATGGCACGTTTTTTATTATATCGAATTGCAGAAAATCACGGTGTTACAGTTACAATGAACCCGAAACCATTGGAAGGCGATTGGAATGGTTCCGGATGTCATGCAAATTATAGCACAAAAGAAATGCGTGAAGGCACAGATACAAAAACCGGACTTGATTTTATTTATGAAGTCATTGACAAATTATCAAAAAAACACCTAGACCATATGATGGTTTATGGTAAGGATAATGAAAAGAGACTAAGTGGATTACATGAAACCTCCAGATACAACGATTTTTCGTCGAATATTGCAAATCGTGGTTGTTCGATTCGTATTGGAAATAATACTTATACTGAGAAAAAAGGATATTTTGAAGATAGACGTCCCTCCTCCAATTGTGACCCCTATTTGGTTTCAGCGAAGTTATTTGAGACCACCTTATTATAATCTTTGTAAATTATTTAATCTAATGAGACCATAATATGGTTACAATAGATACGAAACTTGATTTATCAACAATAATATCAAATATAATTGCGACAACGATAGTATATCCATTGGATACAATACGAATACGCAAACAAATTCAATTACCCGTCGAATACAAACGCAATACATTGTATAAAGGGTATGGTGCCGGAATTTTACGTCAAATATGTTATTCATCGCCCAACATTATCCTATTTCGTAAAATGACGCATAGTTATAGACAAACACAACAGAACGATCCTTCGATATTCATAAAAACCATATTTGCGGCAGTTTCAGGAGCAATTGGTGGTATTATTGGAAATCCGGCAGAAGTATTGCAAATTCGTTCTATCAAAGACCCACTCCATAAAAACGTATTCCTAACTGCAAAACGTATTCACACCACCTATGGTATGCGAGAATATTTTAAAGGAATAAAACCAATGGCATTACGGGCATCTGTTTTTAACGCAGGACGTCTTCCTGTTTATAGTGAAACGAAAAAATACATCAATGAAACGATTCCGCAACTTCAAAATAGTGTGTATAATCATGCAATCTCCTCATTTGTAGGTGCATTTGTAGGAGTTGTGATAAGCAATCCGATAGATGTTGTAAAAACACGTATTCAAAGCAATCGTCAAGAGACCATCATTTCTCAATTGGTAAAAGATATTATGAACACAGAGGGTCCATCCGGTTTCTACAGAGGATTTGTTCAAAACTTTTTGAAAAGTGGTCCTCACTCAATCATTTCATTTATCTTGATAGAACAAATTGGGATGTATATGGGAGGAGAAAAAATGACACTATAATATTTTCATTAAGTAATGTATATACTTCATGAAATATTGGAATTCTTTTCTATTTTATCTATTTATAATAAGTGTGGTTCTTTATACATATTTCCATTTCCGAAATCAGAAAGAAGGATTAACGGAACAGGAATACAAAGGACGGGGTTATTGCGATATAAGTGCTGACTATATTGAACCAGTTTTTCATTCAAATTTTATTAACGAAGAACAAGCCAACCGAATCAAAGCATTAGCCGAACCTGAATTTAGTGAAAGTACGATTGTAAGTGGTAGTGATACAAATATTCGCAAAAGTCAAACTGCATGGTTGTCCAAAGAAGAACCCATTGTAAAAGAGATTATTAAACAAGTATGTGCCCTGGCAAAAATGCCTTTTTCACATGCAGAAAAAATGCAAGTTGTTAAATATGAACCCGACGGGTATTACAATGAACATTATGATGCCGCCTGTGATGACCGAAAAGAATGTGTGGAATTCGAACAAAACGGAGGGCAACGCAAAATAACGATGCTTATTTATTTAAATGATGATTTTGACGGCGGAGAGACCCATTTCCCCACATTAAAACACACCTATAAACCTCAGAAATACGGGGGGTTGTTATTTTATTCTTTACAAAATGACGGTAATCAATGTCATCCAAAAGCATTGCATGCAGGAATTCCTGTAAAAAATGGTAATAAATACGTTTGTAATGTATGGTTACGCGAAAAACCTTACAGAGATTAGATAGAGAGAAATTCGGTAAATTTGAATATTTTTTGTTCAAATTTAACATTTTGAAAATGCCAATGGGTCAAAATGGTCAGCAATCTCAGTTTTATACTTTTCATTGTTTTCTCTTTTCATTACCATCATTTCCTTTCGCAATTGACTATAACTCTGCATTTCACCACGAATATATTTTCCATACAAACCTTCTTTTTTTACTTCATTGATGGTCATTTTTTTATTTGCCACACACATGCCTAAATAAAGGGTTGCTATATTTGCTTCCAAACTTGCACAACGTGCCGTTAATAATTTCGTAAGTCCATCGTAATTGATACTTCCACTAATTGATAAAACGTCTTTTCGTAAATTCGGTGGGACATAACATTTGATACTGCTGTAAAAATAATCAAAATGTTTTGCTGGAACACAATGCGCAATTTCTTCATCGCGAATAGAGTGTTCATCAAAAAGAGTATTACCTTTTTTTTTCCAATATGCCATTCCATGAGGTACATTTGCTACGAATGTCGGTTTTCCAAACATTTTACAAGCTTTTGGAAAGAAATTTTTTGGTTTTTCGTGATTCCATTTATTGACAGACATCCTTATAATATACTCCTATTTTTTTACTTCTTCAACCGCATCTGACCTTTGTAATTTGAAATGTTCATTTCCTTACCAAGGGTTTAAGGACCGGCACCTGCAGCAGGAGGCCTTTTTGCGACGAGAGGGTCTTGTATAACGGTGGGTTGTTGTGTAACGAGAGGTGCTAATGTAACAGGAGGTTCTTTTACAACAAGAGGAATATTTGGAGAAATTGAGACCATTGGATTGGATAAAAATTCCGAACCTTGAAAAGCACCTGTGCTATCCGGAATGGACACATCCATTTGAGGACCCGTAGGATTGGTTGTAGGAGTTTCACTTTGAATATATTGGTATTTTTGTACCATGAATGTAATAATCAACGCAATTAGTAAAACATTAATCAAAATAAGCCATGTAAATAAATAAGTAAGAGAATTCTTGAGTGAATTCCCACTATAGGAACTTGCGCTGAATTTTCCAGCTACAGAACTGGTAAAATTCGTTGAATATACGCCAATTCCACCCAATAATAAGAAAATAATCATGATTTCAAAGATATAGACGGTACCCCAATTCAGCATTCCTTCTCCATAATATTTGATATAATTATTCCAAATATAAGTCAAAGAAAATTCAAATTCGGGCGGATTCATACAAACATCGTCCTTCTCAATATTGGGTTCTATGCTAGCCACTTCACTTGAAATACCTAAAAATGTATTGAACACATTTGTACCTTGATAAAGCAATACTCCAAAAAAGGAATAGACAAACAGATAGGTAAATATAAGCATAATCGCAAATGGGAGTTGTAATCCAACGGTAACTGCAATATACCATAAAATAGTAAGTAAAAAGCATATCCATCCAAGCGGTGCGATCATTCCTCCCCATTTCAGTAATTCAAACCAGCCCGATTCATACCAAAGATATTTGCCTGAATACATAAATACCAACCCTCCTGTAAGAATTGTCATGAGAGAAGGTCCAAATTGTAGATGCAATGCATTAAAAAAATCAATGATTAAAACCGATTGAAAGTTTGCCGAAACCAAGGTTAAAAATAGGAAAAACATAAAAATATAAATCAAATGATTTATTCCGGAAAATCTTGGTACCGTGTTACCTTGGTCATCTTTGGTGGTTTGAATCCATTTCGCAAAACCCATTACTATGTCATTGAATTTTTGTAATGCACGAAACGATGGACCCAATACACAATATAACAAAGAATTAAAATGCATGACTTGATTCGCATCAAACGTATATCGTATATTGTCTTGTTCTTTCAAGTAAAAACATACATAATACCAATTATAGACGAAAATCCATGACATAATTAACATCAAAAACTTTTGTGTTTGGTCTTGGAAAGTAGTAATTTCACTTTCAGTGGCTGTATTTTGCGTTAAAGCATTGGCCATTTTTGTAAGTACAGTTTTTAAATAATTATTAAAGTTCAATAGAAACAATTCGATGGTCATTTTGATCAATAGCAAATAACTCAATACTATTTGAAAAAAATAAGAAATTAAGGCGGCAATTTCACCAATTATATTGGTAATTGTATTAATTGAACCTTTAATATCAAAAAAACTGGATTTAATACCTCCCTTCATTTCTCCATATAATTGGGTGTTTCCTATACCACTATCTAATCCATCATAAATACCTGAGATTCCATCAGTCAAATTATCAATACCATCCGCAATCTGGTCAAATTCGCCTCTCATAGTAGAAACAATATTCTCTGGACTGGAATAAGACTTGGATGATTTTTTGTCCAATTTATCGTCGATTGCCTCTCCTACGTCAGATATTTCTGCAGCAACGGAATCTGGTGCAGCAGACCCACGTGCAGTGCTATCTGTCGAAGACGTCAAACCTTCTTTTATCGTAAATCCTTCATGTTTCTTATTCTTATTTAGATTCTGTTTTTTCCATTGTGTCATATTCTAATATATTGATATACATTAGAATCATATATCTTTGATACGCCTATAACGGAACCACATGATTCTTTATCTTGCATACATCATTCCACAATTTCCTCCAATGAAGGACATTACATTATATCTTTCTTCAAAGAGTACCAGATTATAATTATACGTATAAAGTGCCCATGATGGTTTTTGTGTGACAGATATAGGTGTTCCTCCATCATCGCAGGTGATTTCTAAATTATTTCCCGCATCGTCAATCGGAGGTAAAAAAGTGGTAAATTCCAATTCTACGTTTTTAAATTTGCTCATATTAAGCGCGCCAGAAGGTTGATATACATACGGACTTGTATCTAAACAATAATTATAACAATATAACCCTTCTTTGGCAAAACTAGCTGTACGGGTATATTTTTCTACATAATCATAGACACCGTTTGGTTGGCTATTTTCTCTATATTCTCCAGACAGAATAATCGCACCCGTTTCCATAATATCATATTGATTTGCAGTTGCGAAATTACCCGTTATATAAAGTCCGCTTAATGCATTCAAAGAAAGATTTTGTGGAATTGTTTGATATGCCCAATTGCTATAATTTGACCATTCGTTTCTCAAAAAAACATCATTGCGTTGAAAATACCACATCCATGATGAAACCATACCATGTGAAGATTCTAATTTCACCCGAGATGTTCCTACCACATTTAAAAAGGAATATTCAAATATATCTTTGACTAAATATACTTGGTCTTGTGCGGCAAATAATTGTTGTTCTTCTTCTGACAAAAAACAATAGGTTGTCAATAAATGGACATCTGCATTCCATGTGAGTGTTTTATTTTCATAATTCGAACTGGATAAATCAAGGGAAGGAGGTGTTTGTAGATATCGATACATTTGAAACTGATTTTGATTAAAATCGGGTTGAATATAAGGAAAATTATCAGTTGGATTAAATACGTCTCTGACTTGAAGAAGTTGTTGAATTGGGCGAAGAGTTACATTGATACTTAATTCGTTGTATTGCAATGCTATCAGAGGAAATGCACATCGACTTTCTAACATAAACCATGTATTTAAAGGAACATATATAGTGCGTCCGCGAATGGAAGGTTCAGCACCGTTAGTCGTGGTTGCATCATACATGGCAGTTGGATAAGTGTTTGTTACGTAAGGCGGTGACATAGTGCGACGTGCCCAATTTGCTGGATCCACCAATTCGGGCACATTTCCGGTCATATTATTGAACAAATCTTTCTTTTCTGCAGTGAAATCACGTTGCACCATAGCATTTATATATCGACCTGAATACCTCTGAAGAAGAACGGAACCACATGTAATTTCAATCTCATCTATCATTTGTGATCCTATATCTTGAATCCATCGAACATCATAAGGTGACCATTGATTATCAGTGTTTTCGTTAGGTGACCAGGCAGGGCTCCATATATCTGGTAAATTCACAACTAAATATGTATCCATTAATAAATCGGCATAACGTTTTACTTTAAACGTGAATTTAGAAGGTTCAGATAAACGTAATTCACGCATACCGTCATAATCCAATCGAAACTTTTGTAATCCAAAATTGGTATATTTAGAATAGGTTGCTTTAAAGAAGGTTTTTGACGGATTTCCCGTTAATATTATATTTGCCGAACCTTGCGATATAATGTTTAATAATCCTCCCGGCATGTGAAAATATATAGTATAGTCGCATATTTTTCTATACTTTTGTTTATCTAACTAAGTTTCTTGGTATAAGATATACTATGGCAAAAACTGTTGATTTTATTTTATTATTTACAATTACGGCTATCATTTTCTATATTTTATATCGCATGATCTCGAAATCGATGAATGAGACAAAAACAGTGACTCCTCCATTCAACAATGATGCAAATTCTTCACAAATGAAGGAACTCAATAATATTACATTGGGCACGTCAGGTGTTGCAATTACAAATTCCGCATTTCCCGCGAACCAGAACAATGCCCTTCGTAATTTCTGTATTAAATCATCCTTTAATTCTGCATACACTGGAGGATATATGAATTTAGATATGATTAAATATGTATTGCATCGTGGGTGTCGTTTTCTGGATTTTCAAGTATTTATTAAGGACAATACTGCGATTGTTGCCTATTCAAAAGAGGATTATAACGACGCCTTTTCCTCAAATGCTCCGGCATTATCTTTAGCGGGTGTTTTTTCAACCATTAATATGAATGCATTTAATGAGCATTCACCCAATCCAAATGACCCTCTTTTTATTCAATTACGTATTTTAAGTGATTTACCATCTGCAGAATCGATTGTTGCGCAGGCCATTGCATCTTCATTCTCTGTCAATTTGTATTCTGACCCAACAACGGGTCATGCCATTCCAATCGATTTAAATGTACAAATGAACGAACTTCAAAGTAAGGTCGTCATTGTAACAGAGAAAGATTCCACGTCGGGGAGATCGAATGACACAAGTACATCGTTATCCAACTATGTCAATTTATTTACCAATACAACCAATGTTCGCCGTTACACCGAAAATCAATTAACTTATCAACCGATTAATCCACCCAATCCAGACGTCTATCTTTTTCAGATTGTATTGCCCAATCTTGGATATTTTTTTGGTGTAAATAATTCGGACGCGCAATATTTAATCACAAATTATGGTGTTCAAGCCATTGCCCAAGCCTTTTATTCACCTGATTTCAATTTGACCAATTATGAAGCTATGTTTGATAAATATAAATCCGCGTTCGTCCCGATTTCCGATATTATCAATCAATAATTATGGCAATGGTAGAAAAAAATTTCATACTATAATATAAGTTAGTTATATTATGACAAAGGGTAAAACTCAAAAGAAACGATTTAAACCCACCGAATGTTCGAATCAAATGACATTCCAAGAATGTGAATTAGCCGTTTTACGTCATGCAGTGGATGAAAATGAAAAAATATCGGGAGAAAAATTAGCAAGTAGTGATGAAATCAAAAAAATGATACAAATCGTAGAAGATTTTTTAATCAAAAAAAAACTCATTTGTTATGGCGGAACTGCTATCAATAACATTCTACCCAAAAACGTTCAATTTTATGATAAAAATTACCAAATACCCGATTATGATTTTTTTTCACAGAATGCTTTAGATGATGCAAAAGAATTGGCCGATGTATTTTTTAAGGCAGGTTATTTAGACGTAGAAGCCAAATCAGGTGTCCATGAAGGCACCTATAAAGTCTATGTCAATTTTATTCCTATGGCTGATGTTACTATGATGCATAAATCATTGTTTCAAAATTTGTTAAAAGAATCTGTTCGTATTGCAGGTATTTATTATGCACCCCCGAATTACTTGCGTATGGGAATGTATCTAGAACTATCGCGCCCAGCGGGTGATATTTCCCGATGGGAAAAAGTGTTAAAGCGTTTGAATTTATTAAACGAATATCATCCTATGAAAGTTAATTATGATTGTCATGAAATTGATTTTCAACGAAAAATGGACGACAACCCAGAAGAATCTGAAAAAATATATTATACCATTCGTGATACATTTATCGATTTAGGTGTGGTGTTTTTTGGGGGATATGCAAGTAGTTTATATTCAAAATATATGCCAAAAGACGCAAAACGTTTTGTTAATAAAATACCCGATTTCGATGTCTTATCAGATGACCCAGAAAGAACTGCAACCATCGTTATTGAACGTTTGCAGGACGAGGGATTTAAAAATATGAAAATGAAACATCATAAATCATTTGGGGAAATTATCCCAGAACATATCGAAATTCATTCTGGAAAAGAAATTATGGCGTTTATTTATAAACCCATTGCCTGTCATAATTATAACACAATCATCATCGATAAACAAAATGTGAATATTGCCACCATTGATACCATCATGAGCTTTTATTTGGCCTTTTTATATTCTGATGCAATTTACTTTTTCAATGAACGCATATTATGTATGGCAGAATACTTATTTAAAGTAGAACGGAAATCGCGATTATCACAAACCGGATTATTAAAACGATTTGTTCCCAAATGTATTGGTACGCAAGAAACCATGGAAAGCATTCGCGCAAAAAAATCAACCAAATTCTTGGAATTACGTAAAAAAAAAGGGACACGGGAATATGAGGAAGTATTCTTGCGATATACACCCGGTGAAAATGTGAAAGAATCACCAAATACAGACAAACCTGTCGTCGAAAAAACGAAGAAAGATAAAACCCGAAAATTTCGAAAAAGTAGATCCATATTAGAAAAACTTCTTCTGTAATTACATCAACCGAATAGACAAAAAATATTATCCAAAATAATATAAAGATTATTTTATTTTGTATATTACATAATGACTACTGTTGAAGGTGCGACTATTGGTATTGATTTGGGAACTACTTATTCCTGTGTAGGTGTTTGGGAAAATGGACGTGTTGAAATTATTGCGAATGACCAAGGGAATCGAACCACTCCATCTTATGTTGCTTTCAATGATACGGAACGTTTGATTGGTGATGCTGCGAAAAATCAAGTGGCCATGAATCCTTCCAATACTATTTTTGATGCGAAACGTCTTATTGGACGTACTTTGAATGATCCGGTTATTCAATCCGACCTAAAACATTGGCCTTTTCGGGTTACTAGCACTAACAAAGAAAATGGCAAACCTCTATTCGAAGTGCAATATAAAAACGAACTAATGGAATTTTCCGCTGAGGAAATATCCTCTATGATTCTCGTCAAAATGAAAGAGGTCGCCGAATCCTATTTGGGATGTCCTGTGAAAAATGCAGTTATTACTGTACCCGCTTATTTCAATGATTCACAACGAAAGGCAACTCAAGACGCAGGCGCAATTTCTGGATTAAACGTTTTACGTATTATTAATGAACCCACTGCCGCAGCAATTGCTTATGGCTTAGATAAAAAAGGCGCTGAAAAAAATGTACTTATTTTTGACCTAGGTGGTGGCACATTTGATGTCTCTCTTCTAAGTATTGAAGAGGGAATCTTTGAAGTGAAATCCACTGCGGGCGATACCCATTTAGGTGGTGAGGATTTTGATAATAATATGGTAGAATATTTTACACAGGAATTTAAACGGAAACATAAAAAAGACATTACCGCAAATCCGCGTTCTCTTCGTCGTTTGCGAACGGCTTGCGAACGTGCAAAGAGAACATTATCAACTTCCACACAAGCCCATTTAGAGATTGATTCTCTTTTTGAAGGTATTGATTTCAATACGACAATCACTAGAGCCAAATTTGAGGACATGAACATACATCATTTCAAAAAATGTATGGAGCCAATTGAACGTGTTTTAATAGACGCACAAGTTTCAAAATCACAAGTACATGAAATCGTTTTGGTAGGCGGTTCCACACGTATTCCAAAAGTACAAGAATTATTGTCCGATTTTTTTAATGGAAAACAACTGAATACGTCAATCAATCCAGATGAAGCAGTCGCTTATGGAGCCACCATTCAAGGTGCTATTTTATCCGGTCAAAATGATTCTTCTGTTTTAGATTCTGTTTTATTGTTGGATGTCACGCCTTTATCACTCGGCATTGAAACTTCTGGGGGAGTAATGACACCATTGATTAAGCGAAATACTACGGTTCCTACGAAAAAGAGTCAAATATTTTCCACTTATGCGGATAATCAACCCGGCGTATTAATTCAAGTCTATGAAGGCGAACGCACGATGACCAAAGACAATTCGACATTAGGTAAGTTTCAACTAGAAGGAATTCCACGGATGCCACGCGGGACTCCTCAAATTGAAGTTTCGTTTGATGTGGATGTCAATGGTGTTCTAAACGTGAGTGCTACTGAAAAATCCACCGGTATTGAGCAAAAAATTACCATTCAAAACGATAATGGACGAATGTCGGCAGAGGAAGTTGAACGTTTAATTCAAGAAGCGGAGAAATTTAAATCGGAAGATGAGGCAAATCTTCAACGTATAGAAGCGAAAAATACGCTCGAAAATTATGTTTTTCAAGTCAAATCATCTATCAATGATGAAACGGTTGCAAAAAATCTTTCCAAAGATGACAAACAATCGATTACCGAAGCATGTTCTAATACACTCTCATGGATGGAAGAAAATCAATCTGCCGAAAAAGACCAATTCGTTGAAAAACAAACCGAATTAACACAACTTGTACAACCGATTATGGAAAATATGTCTAAGGAAAATCCTTCTAATGAAAATTCCGCTAATGAAAATCCTTCTAATCAGGAAACGGATAATGGTCCCACAATTGAAGAAATTGACTAATTCGAAAATCGAATACATGGGAGAGCAAACATAAAAAATACATCACGTAATATCATAAATATCATATTATGTGTTGATATACACCCAATTACAAATCACTTATTTTTTGTGAAATCGTTTGTGTGGAATAAAAAAAAGAGGCGAACATCGAACTTTTCAATAATAATCCCATAAAATTAAAATTTCCATCCTCGTGATAAATGCTTGCAAATGAAAAATATTTTCTAAGTAACGTATTCATAATTGGCATTTGAAACACAAAATACAAAATTCCGACAAAAATTGGCAATTGTAGTTCAGAAAACCAATCTTGAGTTACCTCTGCACGATATTTCGTCTGTTCATGTTTTTGAAGTGCTTTTTCGCTTGCTTCTTCATATTCACGAATATAATCCGATGTTAATTTTGGCTGCGGAACATAATTGGGTTGGATTTGTTGGTCTTGTGTGTAATCAGTTGTCATTGTTGGTATGTCTCTGGAGGGAAGTTCTTGAATCGGCATATTGGCTAGTTCTTGGGAATATTGTGGTGCGGTAGGTTGTTGTATATTTCGTTGTGGAGAAGCTTCGGGAATCGGCATTTGGTCGGGACCGGTCGGAGGATTTCCATAAGGATTTGGATGAACATTTATTGGCGCATAATTATTCATACCCATATCGCTTTCGGTACCCTGCGATTGAGAAAACTGATGTGACATGGAAACGTTTCCCTGCATATGATTGGGGATTTGTTGTTGCATGGAAGGTTGTGACGAAACAATCGGTTGAATTTGAGTGGTAATATTTTCGGGTAATTCGGCTATGCGCGTCGTGGATACAGACATTATATTATATGATATGATTTATCAAATCGTATAAATTCCGCATTATTCCGAATTCTTTAAGGGGATTATTTTTTTGTTTTCATCACATTTTGTATGAATCATTTCATATTTATAACAAGAATCGCCATATTGCTGAATTTTTCCGTCAATTTCACGAATCACGGGACCATTAAATTGAATACAATATTTTTCATTACAGACTTTATGAAATAATGACGCTAAACCCAATCCTAATAAAATAGAAATTAGAATTTTTCCTAAAGAACTCTCTAATAATCGATGAAATTGTATCATGTGTATACCTATGATACAATTTACTGAACTGGTATTTTAAACATGTCTGTGCTGTCATCGGGACACTTCACTAGCGTCTCATTGAATTCAAAACATTGTTCTGCCCTGTCTTGATATTGTATTAATTGGACATTTTCAGGACTTGGATACACATATATCTGATTTCCTTCGTTAAAAGTAATATACACGAAAAATATACCGATAGCAAAACTAATCAGAAAAAAACGTATATCAATATATTTTCCTAAAAACGATGACATTTTTATACTATGACTAGGAAAAAATGACAAATAAACTTGTAATCATTTACTTTTTCTTTTTATTTTTCTTATTTTTTATCGCAGAAGATGGGTGCAATCCTGACTTGGGTTGCGTCTCTCCATCCACGCGATAGACCAAACTATTTGGATCATCTGTGCTGAATAGGTTTGGATTCGCCTCCATAAATTTTTCATAATCTGATTCACGTTGTTTTAGCTGTTGAGCGTTCTGTTCTGCTTCTGCATTCTGTTTTGATTGAGCACGTTTTTGGGATTGTTCCTGTCCCATTGCATTTGGGGATTGGAATTGTTGCCCCATTTGCGCAGCCAATGCACTTGGATCGAAACCATTGGGCATATTCATCCCCTTTGGCATATTCATTCCCATCGTTTGAGCCATATTTTTAAACATGGAACCCATATCACCTCCGCCCATTGCTTTCATTTTACGCATCATGGTTCCCGCTTCGCTGAGTAAATCTTGTTGGCTAATTTCACCAGATGACATTCGCTCATTTAATTTATCACCTACAGTTTTTACCAAACCACTTATCTTATTTGGATTATGCATTAACTGTTTTAAAATATCTTGAGACGAAGAAGCATTCTCTAGGTCTATACCTAGTGACCCTTTTAAATCGTCTGTTAAATCTTCCGCCAAATCTTTGGCTAATTTTCCGATTTTACCGTCAAATAATCCCATTAAATGGTCATGTATTTGTTCTGGTTGAGGCAGATTTGTCTTTGAATTGTCGCCTTCCGATTTCTCATTTTCGTTTTTCGATTCCATATCACTAAAAAAACTATGAATATTGGACATGGCATCTTGTAATTTGCTTTCTAATTTTTCATCGCCCATTTCATCAAACATATTCATCGCTTCTCCAAAATCCATCTTATCCTTCATGGTTCCAACTAACACAAATAAAATCAATTGTAAATATTTCCATAACGTTTCACGGGTTTTTTCACTGATGTCTCCACAATGATATAATTCTTTAAAATCCACGTTCGGTAAAAAATGGGTATTTATATCTGCCTCTTTTTGAAATAATTCATCATTTTGGTTCAAAATCTCAAAAAAACGTTGAGGATACACTCCTAAACAGTAAGTAAATAACTCTTCGTATTCCTGTTGGGTTGTTGATTCATTCGTCCATTTTTCCCATTTTTCACTAAATTCTGGAAAAGTTGTAGTTAAATCTTTGGCAAAATCAGATATCGTCGAACGGAAATTTTCAGGCACCTCAATCGCGGGTTGTTCATGTCTAATTTCTTGCATTTATCCACTATGCAAATATTATAGAGGGAAGATTTATACCATTTTTACGACAATTTGTTTTGTCGTGAATTCCATTACTATTCACGAAAGTGCTTGCCACAATCTAAACATGTTACAAATATAGTTGCCGATTCATCTGCACTTCTCGTTTGCATTTCATAATACGTACATCGGGTCGAACGGCACTTCTTACAAACATACATATTCGTTGATGCTTGAATGTTATCATTGAATTTAGACGCATCTCGTTTCATTTTTTTGTCAATCCATTCTTTCCATTGAACCGGATTAATTTCTTGATGGGTCACCAAAGCAACATTTTGAGGTAATATTTCACGTTCCTTGATTTGTTTCAAAAATTCAGGTTGATTCAAATTCCTATAAATACTACGTAATTTATCTACATATAATTGCACAAATACGGTATTACACCATTTTTTGATCGTCTTCTGACGAGTTGCTTCCTTAATCGTATAATTATATATACCCTTTTCCAAATTTGAACTAATGATATATATTATGTCATTTTCTGGTAATGTATCAGTTTGATAGATTTTTTTATGTAATTCTAAGCGAACATTTTTTCGGAAATGGTCAGGATTTGTTATTATAGGCATATTGAATAAATAGAAACGATGTGTTTATATTTATTTTATGTATTACATAGTTTCAATTTTGTAACGGTGTTCAGAAATCATCATAGGATTCTTCACTAAGTTCGTCGGTACAAGTGAAATTATTATTTTCGTTTTTTGCCATCATAAATACATTTTCGGTGACCTTTTTCATTGCACGTGTTGTTATTTTACGTGTCGATTTTTTTAATTTAACCTCATCCTCCTCATCCTCATCCTCATCCTCATCCTCATCCTCATCCTCATCCTCATCATCATCATCATCATCCACTATGAACCCATCTTTAACGTAGCCTTCCTTTGTGCGTGGAATATTTTCATCTTCATCGGTATCCAACTCTTCCTCACTGTCTTCATTCCCTAGATCTTCAAATCCTCCAAATAACGTCTCATACATTAATTTCCATAAAGGTTCCGTTAAATTACAAATCTCATTCATCTCATTTTTGCATACCAATATACATGAACCGAAAAAAAGTGTTTCATCAACAGGTGGTGGGAAATCGTATTTATTTTCCTGACCTGCACGACCGACCGTTTTTCCAAACATATGAACCATATATTTTGTTTTGTTAATTTTTAATTTCCAAACAGTATGTTTTTTAAATCCATCCGGATTTTTAAAACCGGCTTTTCTATATAATTCATTTTCATTATATTCACGGATTTTTGTTGTTTTAATGGTGCTGTTTTTTTCAATCACGATAATACTTTTCATATTTGTATGAATATTTAGGAATTTTTTATATCCATTCTATTGTTTATAATTTATTCGTGTATTGTATATAGATGACCCAACACAAATATACAAAAAAACGGCAAGGAAAACGTCATAGTGCAAATTCTGGTTCTAAAAGACGGGTATTTCGACTAAGAGGAGGAGATACGCCAACAACGGATAAGAATGATACATCCGATAAGGATGAAACTAGTTTCGTTTCAACGGTTCAAAAATCATTTAACGACTTTGTCAATCCACCCGTGGAGAATATGGACGTTTCTACTACTACTACTACCGAAGATTCATCTACTCCTGCAGTCGAAGAATCTGCTTCCGTCTTGCCACCCGTGGAGAATATGGACGTTTCTACTACTATTACCGAAGATTCATCTACTCCTGCAGTCGAAGAATCTGCTTCCGTCTTGCCACCCGATGATGTTTCTGTCGATTCTACCGAAGACCCAGTCGTCGAATTAAAAAACGAGGTTGAGGATTTAAAAGAGGAATTAAAAAATATGAAGGAAACAATTATTGACCAATTGTTAAAAGGTCTTAAAAGGAATATTATGAATATGCTATCATCTGAAGAGGAAGAGGAAGAGGAAGAGGCTGAAGAGGAAGAGGCTGAAGAGGAAGAGAAAGAGGCTGAAGAGGAAGAGAAAGAGGCTGAAGAGAAAATTGAGGAGGATAAGGAATCTCTTGAAAAAGCTGAGGAGAATTTACTTGAGGATGTAAATCTCGATTATGACAGTTCTCTGTAAATCGTGTAATAAATTGCAATGAGTTTGTAAAATGATTTTTCATTGTACAAACAGTGTATATTGACATGTTTAATGTTATTAAAACGTTAATTGCATCGTTTTTAATCATATTTATCATTGATAATCTAATTAATTACTTGAAAAATACATATACCCATCGAAAAACTAAGGACGTTGTGAGTTTTCATATCCAAAAATATCAAAATATAATGGATGAGCTACATGAGAATAATGCAAAGGAAAAAGAAGAATTTATGCGAAAATTAATCGTTTCGGAAACTCAATCAAAACCAACAGATAAAACTGATTTAGATGAAAATGATTTACGCAATATGAATGAGGATTTGAATGCTTTTATTCAAAGACAAATCGGTTAATAAAACAATTTATAAAACGATTTAAAAGCATCATTGCTAAGATTCTATATACTCATATCTTAATATGCAAGTACTTAATCAATATCAGAGCAATGAATTATTACAACGATTTCCAAAATTAGAACTTTCTTATGAAACGGTTTCACATAAGAAAATTCCAGACCAATACAATATTACATTAGCGATTCCTTATGGCAAAAAATGCTATCTTTGGGCAACATTTTATCAAGACAAAGATGCTATTTTTTTATTGGAAATGAACAAGGACAAGAAAATCAGTAGAGTTTCGTTGCTCCTTCACGAAAATATCCCATGCAAATTGTCATATAACACATTGTTATATGGATGCATGTATGAGTCTCCCGAAAAAGAAACGTCTTTCTTCATCATTGAAGAACTATTATACTATCAAGGAATATCTCTTTTTAAGCAACCTCAAAATGAACGTTTCTCATTTTTAGAAATTTTTTTCCAAACTTATTCCGACTTTTTTCAAACCTATTTGCCTGTGCCGATTGTAATGCCCATGATGTGGAAGTTTGACGAAAACTTGTCCTTATCATGGCAAGACACAGTACCTTATCAAACTCATCATCTACAGCATCGATGCTTAGACCTAATCGTTCCCCATATAAATGTGCCTTTAACGAAAAATATTTTGGCTTCAAAACCGTCGTTCGAAACGTCACCCGATTTTTTTATTCCACCTCCAATGCCTCGTTTTGATTATTCCAAATATCAATACAAACAACCTACCTGTTTTGAAATAAAACCTGATTTGCAAAATGATGTATATCATTTGTATGCGTTTGGCGCGAATTCAAAAAGAGTCTATTGTGGAAATGCTGGAATTCCAAGCTTTAATACGAGTGTATTCATGAATGGTATTTTTCGTAATATTAAAGAGAATCGGAATTTAGATGCTTTAGAAGAATCTGACGACGAGGAGGATTTTGAAGATATTCGTCATGACAAATATGTCGATTTATCCAAAACCGAGATTATCGAATGTGTTTATCATAGGAAATTTCGCAAATGGATTCCAAATCGTGCAATCTATGATCAACAAAAAAAAATTGTTCATATCAATAAATTATAATACCTACGACTATAATATAGTAATCATGTCAGATATTCAACCTACTATTATTAATGAAGGCAATAATGTACTTCCTCCCTATCAAAGCAACATTGACCCAACATCATTTTTGAGTACAGGAACTTATAACGCCAGCCTCTATGGTGAGGCATGGACATCGCCACCAGGAACAGCTCTATCGTGCTCTGGAAAATTAATAGGTGGAAAAAAAATGCCTATCAAGGTGAGAAAATCCAAAAAAGTTTATAAAAAGGAATCTTCTAAAAAAATGAAATTCAAAAAAAATCGAACACGTAAAAATAAAAATGAGGATAAGATCGATTTTGATGATATTAAATGGGGAAGTTTTACAAAGCAATTCAATGCCTATAAACGCAAGGGACACACGGATGCGAAAAATCTTCGTGAATTTGCCAAAATCGTATTAAAACCTACCGAAAATTTTGCCGAAATTACTAAAAAGAGGGCAAGGTTTTATCTGAATGTGCTTGATAAAAAATAAATTGAATATTTGAATATAATAAAAGGTATCTTTTATTATACACAAAAATTGATTTCGATTGTACAGTTATACAATTCCAATTATAGTTACTTTTACTTAGTTACTTTTACTTAGTTACTTTTACGTAAATTATTAATCAAATAATTACTCCGATTGAAAATATTCAAGATTCAGAAACGCATATATCTAAAAATATTACCGAATGTATCGATTGGGCTCTAACGAAACCGCCTCCAATTATAAAATGTGAGGGTATCACTATTGCAACTCAAAGAAAAAATGCTCAAGAAACCGAAAAGGTATGGGGGAATAAAATGATACAACAAACCAATAATGGACAATGGACAACGCTCCTAGGTGAAGGACTGGTATATGAAGTTTTGAAATTACGTGGTGAAAACCCTAAAAAGGTGATTCGTAAAGATGGGTTTGAACCCGATTGGGAAACTGACCAATTCATGTATGAGGTCAAAACGTCTAATTGGTGGGTAAGTGGTACAGCCGGCGAAAAGGTATATGGTACTTTCATCAAATATCAAAATATTCCCGAAATCTATGGAAAACCATTACGTATTGTTTGTGTTGCCAACCAAGAGGATGAATTCACGAACGGAAAAACCAAATATTTCGGTGAGCATATCACAAAAAAAACACGTCAAATTTTGGATTTGGCAAACTCATGGGGAATCGAATATATGAAATTCAGTGATTTGGTCAGTCCCCTTACACTAGATAATTTCGAATCACCACCTCCTTCGCTTTAGCGTTTGGATTTTTCGAATTTATTGACCTTTTGCACATAATTGATAATGTCCTGTATTTTTCATTTGTAAAATTTTCACGAATTAAACTGACGTCTGCATTACTCATCAGCATTTTTTTGTTGGTGTAAGTTAAAGTATGTATTAATCTAAATAAATTTTTGTGATTATCGATATTAAATCCGTTTTCCGTATATCCAACAAAGGATGATTTCGTTTCTGGGGCATAGGGTGGGTCAAGATATACAAAATCATTTGGTTTAATATTGTCTAGTGATGTACTAAAATCACAACATTCGAATATAACATTTTGAATCAACTCATGTATTTCAATCAAATGCTCTTCATTGATAATTTCTGGATTTTTGTAGTGACCATATGGGACGTTGAAACCATTGGGACCCATTCGAAAAATACCACGAAAACAGGTCTTATTTAAGAAAATGAACATCGCTGAAGTCAAAGTCCCATTTGAATCGTTTATATATTGCTTGTTATATTGACTCCGAATCCAATAATAATAATTTTCCTTTGAAATTTTGGCTTCCTCTATGGTTGTCGGATTGCGATTTAATTCACCATCAGTGCATTCATGAAAATCTTTGATAAGAGTTTGCATATTTTCATACAATTCTTTATGATGAGACTGTATATTTTTATAGACAGCGATTAAGGGTTCGTTTAAATCATATGCATGAATTTTTCCATGTACCCGTATAATACCACTTTTTATATAAGATAACAAGGTCAATAAAACGCTTCCACCTCCTAAAAATATTTCACGATAATTATTCATTTCAATTGGAAAATCCATTATTAGTTTATCCATTATTTGCGTTTTCCCACCTAGCCATTTTAATATAGGTTTGGGGACATGAATTTTGTTTGCATTGAGGTCATTGACAATGCGGGTGTCATACACGATTTCAGATATATTATTCGGATTGCATTTGAATGAACTCATTTTAGATACATGTCTATTACAACCTATTTTTATATCAATTTTGTAAAAAAAATCGAATCAATCAATCCCCTATTTTTTTGTAATCCGTTTCGTTCATCTGGCTTTGCTGTTTTGAATATAATAAAACGATTTTTTTCCTTTTATTATATGTCCAGTGCGGATATTTTGATTGTCCAAAGGTGTATATTACTTTTTTTTATTACTTTTGCGATGTTTTTTATGTTTTCTAATTTTTTTACCACCCTTTTTTGATGTTAGCATATTTTCGATTTCTTTGTGTTCATTATTAACTGCCACTTGGAGAGCCGTATCGCCATCTTCATTCGTCACATTCACATTAGCACCCTTCTCCAATAGCAATGCCACGATATCTCTCTCCCCATTTTCACTTGCCAATATGAGAGCCGTATTACCATCATTATTCTGCTCATCTATATTAGACCCATATAACAGTAAAAATTTCATGATTTGGATGTAGTCAAGTTGTGCTACCCCAAGGAAAGCTGTATTACCATATCTATTCTTAGAATCCACATCAGCACCCATCTCCAATAATGTTTTCACAGTTTCTAGGTGTCCATTTTCACTTGCCAATTGGAGAGCCGTATAACCATCATTATCCTTCTCATTTAGATAAGCTCCTGCTCTCGCTATCATTTTCACAATTTCTATGTGTCCATTTTCACTTGCCAATTGGAGAGCCGTATTACCTTCATTATTTTTCAATTTCACATTCACTCCCTTATCTAATAAAATTTTCACCTTTTGTTGCTGTCCATTGGCACTTGCTATAAAGAGATTCGAAACATCATCGCCGCCTCTCTGTCTTTTTGAACGAGTTTTGCTAAATCTTTTTGGGTTTTTTTTAGATTTGTTATTGATTTTTCGTGTTCCCGTTACCGTTACCATTTCTATATTATATTATATCCATCTATATTATTTTTAGTGTAACCTTATCAAAGGTCTGATATTTTTATCAAACATTTTCGTTCCTCTGGCTCTGCTGTTTTGAAACATTTTTTTTGAAACGGCGTAAAAACCACCTTCCATGACCGGTCATTGTCCCAATCACAGTTCATCGTCGTGTATTGAGTACTGTCTTTGTACAGTACTTTATAATTACATTTTTTGTAAAAGCGTTTTCGTTGAGTCCATTGATTTTGAAATATTTCGTGTCGATCCACGATATCCACCACAATCGGATTATCATGTCGAACCCTTAAAATCCGACCAACCGATTGCGTGATGTCTGTTTTGGGTGTAGCCATTACTAAAATAGATAAGCTTTTTATATCCAAGGCTTCCTGGGCCATGGCGAACGTCGCTAGCACAATCTGTTTCCCTTCGGTCTCTTGCAAAGCAGTTTGTTTCATGCCTCCGACGTAAAAACCACATGTCGCAAAATTCCGATGTGTAATTGCCTCGTGCAAATAGGTTAATAATGACCGATTGTGACTTAGTAACATTATCTGACCGTTATTTTCTTTGATACGACTTTCTTCGATCAAATCCGCCAAAACTTGTACAATGAATTCACTTCTGCGGGTGAATGCTGACAATTTGCTAATCATAGTGCTGTATTTAACCTGTCCGCGAAAATCATATTCGATTTCATTGAATTGAGGGTCGCTACTTATATATTCCAATGCACGAACACACACAGGGTCTTCATCCTCGCGTTCTTCGCTGTAAATCTTGGGTCCTATAAACATATATAACACCTTTGTCAATTTATCCTTCCGATCTACAGTCGCTGAGATTCCAAGCATATTGGGTGTAATCACACGAAGCAATGTTTTTGAAAATTGCTCACTCCCAATGCGATGAACCTCATCGACAATGGTCAAACCGAAACTAGCAAATGCGTTTTCAGGAAAAGCCCGATCATATAACGTCTGTAACATGCCAATGACAATATCCTTACCCTCGACATCAAATACGGGTCCTTGAATTTTCCCAATTTTTATACCCGGTAAGAATTCTTCTGCACGTTCAATCCATTGATTCATTAAGAATTCTTTATGAACAATAATTAATGTTTTTTGTTGTAACATAGATATAATTTTAAGAGCCATTACCGTGTTATGTGTCACACTAAAATCACCCAACACAAATCTCCGATTTCCGTCTATTTCAAAACCAAAATATTCGTCTTCCTCTAATTCTTCAATTTTGATTGCATAACATAGCTCTTGATTGTCACTTTTAATCGGAGTGACAAGTTCAATATGTTTCACTGGAATCGATTCTAATAGCTGTCCATATATGTCGATTTTCCAACGGTCATGGATTTCATAATGTGTTTTATAACAAGCCAAGCCCATTGATCGACATAAATAAATCACCTCTTCGGCATATTCATTATGTTTAGCCCAAATCTCATAATAAGTGTGTTTGTACGAACCAATCGCGTCCAATATCCCAGCCAAAATGTCCATTCGAACCGACATGGAATTTTTCATATACGATGCAGGAATTGTTTCTGATAAGTGTCCTATGTAATACGGGTCATCATCGATGTATTGTGATGGAAATGTGATTGGAACACGATAACCGCATAATGGGGGGTAATAAGAATGATATTCTGACGGCAAATCCAGATAATCTTCTACGGAAATATCCACAATTTCGCCCTTTTTATAATGCGGTGTTTCAATTACACACTGTAATGATAGTATATGACTTTTATTCACAATGTAATATCCACTATCTTGATGAATTTTGTACATTTTTTCACGACCACGTGCCAAAGTAAGCACCTTTCGTGCAGTCGAATCGTCTCCCATCAATAATTCTCCTACATCAATATCCTGTACTTTTTTGAAAGAACCATCAAACATCATTACCAAGGTATCTTTTCCAAGACATTTTCCACGACCACATGGCACCTCTAAAATCCCTCCTCCACCCATTATTGAAGAACCTTCGCAAATTGGTTGTGCAACATGTTTGCTATATACATTTACAATTTTTTCTTGATAATCACGTAAAGGCTTTGTGAAATTCACGTTGATTGTTTCTCCGCAAGTTACATCAGAACGCGACGGAAGACCATATCGTTCAATTCCATAAAATCTAGGTATATAAATCTTTTTATCATTTTCTCTATATACCGGAAACGACAATTGGTCTTGGGGCGCGCCATATTGAATGCCACATACTTCAGGGCTCATCTTCAAATCTTCATATAAATACTCCAACTCTTTTTCAGGAAGACATGATTTGGGTATAGTAAATCCTTTTTGTCCAAGATAAGACTTCTCCAAAATGATTTCCTTTTCCTCCTCATTGAGGATATATGCCTTCTTTTTTACCGTTTTTTTATGAAATCTTCTCATTATTCTGTTTGTAATACACTTAATAAACATTTTTTTAATATCAATTTTATTACAACAATTTAGAGCAAAATTATCAGAGTATATAAATGAAAATGTTTTTTAAAATTTCTTGTATATTACTCATAGGATTATCCTATATTACACCGGAAACTGTTCCTACTATAAATAATCAGGTAAGTATCCATACTATAAATACCCCTACCTATATACCTGACGTGAAACCTGAAATTCCTATTCGAAGCGAAGCACATTGTCAATCTACATTTACACACAATTTTTGTGAATCACGATTACGGGGTGATAATGAACCCGAATTACTAAATGCAATATCATCTCTTGCTGTAACAATTGTTCCATTTGTGAGTGGATTTCCTACAGACCCTATATTTTATAATGTTGCATGCATGTTGTCCATAAATGGTCTAGCCAGTTTTCATTATCATTATTTTTTGAATTGGTTTGGAAAACAAGCTGATGAAATCACCATGATTTTAGCCACCTTTTTCGGTACATGGGGGCTTATTCACATATATTACCCAAAAGATTCTGACCGAAATCGAATCAATCGATATAACATCATCGCGATGTATGTATTTTTAGTATCCAACACGATGATGCAATTTGACCCTCTGTTTCCTTCTATTTTTGGGATCTATGTCGGCTGGCCATTATATCTCATTTACAATATCGCACAAAAACATCGGGTTGCTTACAAAGCAAATTTGTTTATCTCTTTGGTAGGAACTCTTTCATGGATTGTTTCTGAACATTTTTGTACTGAAATCACAAAATACGGACATCCTATTTGGCATGTTTTATTTCCATTAGGGTTTTATCACATTTTATTGAATTATGATAAACTCAAAACACAAATCAAAATAGAACACACACGGAAATTTTATCTTTGAACCCGTCAATGTATTCTTTAGCCGTTTTTACAACGGAAAAGTCTCTTGGTATTCTATATTAAATGAAACATTCATCCGTTCTTAAAAACATTCACGTTTCTGAAATGCTTGTATTGGTCGTATTTCTACTCTATTTGATATTCCCTGTATCCACACCAAGCTCTTGCAGTCCTTACATCGAGAGCCCTCTTGGCATGATTGTCTTATTTAGTATGATTTTGTCTTTATTCTTATATTCTCACCCTGTTGTCGCTGTTCTTTTCGTATTTGTTGCATACACATTGTTACGCAGAAGTGCTGTTATTCAACCCAAAACCGCATATGTTCAATACACTGATAGTACGCCTGTCAAAATGACTGAGGCTCAACAAGAAATTGATGATGCTACTCCTCCTCATCATGAACCCCGTAATGCACGCGTTTCTGGCCCTCAACCAGTCTCATTGGAAGAGGAAATTGTTGCAGAAAAAGCACCCGTTGGTGTTAGTGAAAAAATCGAAATTGTGAAAACTGCCTATTTACCCGTTAGTACAAATACAATGAATGCATCATCTCTATAATTGATTTACAAAAACCCATTTAGAAATAGAATGTCATGTTTTCATGATAGTAATAGAACGAATAAATGATTACGTACATAGTTGTTGGTATGTACATAACCTTATTTAGCATTCCCTGCGGTGTCTTTTGCTACTATGTGAAAAAAACGAAAATTATGCCATCCGGTTGTCCGATTTCATACAAAGAAGTTTTGTCCAATAAGCATAAAACGAATTATTTGTTACAAACCCGTCGTATTCAAAGCACGCCTCAAATCATGTTGAATCCAATCGATGAAGACAGTGAAACCTCCGATGAAGACTCTTATGAAGACTCTTATGAAGACTCTTATGAAGACTCCGATGAAGACTCAGATGAAGACTCCGATGAAGACTCTGTAACCTCTGATGAAGAAAATCAATTACAAACCTGTCGTGTTCAAAGCACTCCTCATTTCTATTTGAATCCAATCGATGAAGAACGTGTAATTTCCGATGAAGAAAATCAATTACAAACCTTATATCCATTTGGTCTTACCAAAAGATTGCAAAGCAGTGTAAGGGTGAAAATCGGTATGGAAAATAGGACAATCATTCCCTTTTTACACAATATCGAACCGGAATTTCTTGATCAACACACTTATGTATAAAATATACAAAAATTATATCGTCTAATACAAATGTACGAATTTGTATTATCCATTTTTTTACTTTGTCTTGTACCCAGGATTGCGCAAAACATACCTAGCCAAGTTCATATTGCCTTAGCCGGTAAGAACCATTACAGATTAGCAGACACCATGTCCATTTCATGGTCAACCATCAATGATACACAAACCATATAAAGGTAACAAATAGGACAATAAAGATAATATTTTAGCAAAATTTAGATTCTCAATATTTAGTATAAAGATGGCCAACTATACAATTGTAGGAATTGATAATCGTCTTTTGACGATAG